AATCAACCAAAACACTTAAAACTGATTTGGAAGAATTGGTGAATTCAGACGGTGCTATGTCAAACTCAGCAATTCCAATTCTTGACCCAAAACTTCACCCAAAGAAAACGATGGACCAAACCATAGCAGCAGCGAGAATTACAAACGACCCTATTGCTCGTGGTTATAGAACATATTATGGGGAATCAGTTGAAGAAATTGAGGAAATTGATATGTCCGGTGCATTTGGATATGAAGAAACTGAAGACATGGACGGTAAAGACACTTTTGAATATTTGGTAAACGATATGGGAATGGAACCGGAAGACGCTGAAGAAAGAACAAAACAAAAAGGTCAAGACCCAACAGGTAAGAAAGATAAAAAGTCCCCTTATTATAAGGACCCAAATTTTATAACAAGAGCAACATTATCTGAAATACAAAAACAAAAAGCAATTAAAGTTGTTGAGGATTTATTAGTTAAGAAAAAATCGTCAAACAATGCCGATGTAAATAAAAAAGAATTGGAGACTTCAAGAATGTTGAAAAGAAATTTATTGGTTTTGAAGAAACAAGCGGAAAAGGAAGGTATTTCAGTTTCTGAATTAATTAAAATGTTAAAAAGTGAATAAAGACCTATACAATTCATCCAAAGGTGAAATCGAATTTCCTAAAGAAAAAAAGGAACATATGAAAAAATGTTTCCATATGGTTAAAGGTGCTGATGAGAATACGGAAGGTTTTAACAGAAATAAGGAATTACAAAATCAAAATTTTATAGAATACAAACAATTAAAGAGAATTAAAAACTTCTTTGATAATTTTATTGGAAATCAAAATGAACCGTCATTTATTTTGAATGGTGGTGTTGTTATGAAAAATTGGGTTAATGATGAACTTCGTAAAATGAGAGAATTTGGAGATTTAACCAAAAGAAACAAAAAAGATACGGGGATGCAAAACTCATACATTAAACCTCACGAGAAAAAAGATTTTACAAATGTAAGAAAATCTCAAGAACATTCTAAAACTGTTGAACGATATGATGAGGCGGTTACGAATACTTTAAAAAGAATAAACGAAATAATGTTAAAATTATAATTATGGCAACCGAAATTACAGTGGATTTATCACAAAATGTTGAAAACAACCTTTCAGCCATTGCTGAAATGGAAAGAGCTAAACTAATACCTAAAAATGATTACAACGCCGCAGGTAACGAATATTCTTCAGTGAATAAAGATGCCGTAGCAGATGGAGATAATAAAGGTAGAGGGACAGGAGTATTCCTTGATGTGTATAATACAGCAGCAGGTACTGCTCAAGATATTATCGAAAGAAAGGACGATATTAAAATAAATAAATTTAATTCATCTAACACTTACCCGAACTTTCAACTATAATGAAACTGCAAAGCTCTCTTAAAAGTTTAATATTAGAAATTGCGTCAATCGAAAGTGTTATTGACGCAATCAAAAATAAACGAGTAATGGGTACTAGTTACGATGGTGACGAACCAGGTGGTAAAGGTCAAAGACTAATAGAACCTGTTTGTGTCGGAGTCAGTAAAGCTGGTAACCGAGTTGTTCGTGCTTGGGAAAGAGAGGGAGCATCTCACACCGCAACAATTGGTTCACAACCATTACCCGGATGGAGACTTTTTAGATTAGATAAAACATTCACTTTCCTACCAACATCAGACGTTTTTGATGAAATGAGACCAGGGTTTAATCCTAATGGAGATAAAAGTATGGTTTCTGTTGAGATAGTTGCTAATTTTACCACACCACCAACACCTTCTATAATACCTCAACAATTTCAACAAACACCTGAAACTCCGGAAACACCACAGCCAAACAATGATGAGGTTATTGATAGAACAATTGATTCATTAACAAACGAGTTTACACAGAAATACGGTGAAGGTGGATTTGATTTATCCAAATCAGCTGAAGCGTTCAAACGAATCTACGCAGCAATAGAATTAGAAACCGGAAATAAATTAACAGACGCCGAAAAAGCGTCATTAAGAACAATAATAACAAACAAATTACAAAAATAATTTTAACCTTATAATGACAAAATCATAAATTCGTTTATGATTATATTAAAATTCAAAACTTATGAGTGATTTAATGCAAAAATTAGCAATGTCAAACGCTAAAGCCCTAATGAGAGAAACCGATAGTCCAAGAAGAATGGATTCATCATCACAATCAATGGTTCAACAATTTGACGTTCCAAACGTAAAATATAACATACCACAAGAATATCTACAAGAAAGTCCTCAACAATCGGCACAACCATACCTTTCATCATTACCTGTTGAAAATACTAAACCTGTTGGTGTACCTACGGTTGACGCAATTAAAAATTCAAAACTACCGGATGAAATCAAAAAATTAATGATGGAACATCCAATTGCTCAACCAAACCAATCTCCTACAATGACAATGTCTAACGAGTTAATTGAAAAATCAAGAAGATTGATGGGTCATAACGAAGGAAGTTATATTCCTGAATCCGCAAAACCAAAATCAGCACCTATTCAACAATCGGAACCAACTCAAAATACCGGAATTAATTATAAATTAATTCAAAAAATGATTAATGAGGCGGTTACTAAATCATTAAAAGAAAATGGTTTGATTGCTGAAAGTACAGAAAAATCTAACGAAACGTTTAGTTTTAAAGTCGGAAAACACGTATTTGAAGGTAGAGTAACAAAAATTAAAAAAATGTCTTAACGACTTTCTTTCTACGACATAAATTATTATATTTTAGTGAATATAATAAATAACTATGTCAAAAATAAAAGTATTAGTCGTACCATCCGACAGAAGCGGAGTTGGTAAATTTAGGTCAGTTGACCCACACATTTTCTTACAAAATCTTTATGGGGGTGATTTTCATATCGATATCATCTATGACCCGTCCTATGACGATATGAACTTTTGGAAAAAATACCAAATTGTTAGTTTCCATAGAAGTATCGGTCCTGATTTTGAAAAGTCTCACGAATTAATCCAAAAATTAAATACTATGGGTATCATAACTGTTTGTGATATCGATGACTATTGGATGCCTGGTAAAGAACATCCTATTCATGACATTATCATGTTTAATAAAATAAACGAAAAGATAGTGGCAAATCTTAAGGTTGCAAAATATGTTACTACAACAACCACACTATTTGCCGATGAAATTAGAAAATACAATAAAAATGTTTTTGTATTACCAAACGCAATAAATCCTAACGAACCTCAATTTAAAGAACCAACATTAGAATCTGATAGATTAAGATTCGGATGGTTAGGGGGTTCATCTCACTTACACGACATTCAAATATTAAACGAAGGGTTTAATAAATTAACAAAATACCAAGATAAAGTACAATATGTTCTTTGTGGTTTTGACACTAGAGGTACGGTAACTGAAATCAATTCACAAACCGGAGAACACGTAAAACGAAATATTAAACCTGACGAAACTGTTTGGGCTCAATATGAAAAAATCTTCACACAAGATTATAAAATAGTTTCAGACGAGTATAAAAAACATTTGCTATTATACAATCAAGATATATTTCCTAATGAGATGGCAGAATCTTACTTAAGAGTTTGGACAAAACCTGTTACATCTTATGCAAAAAATTATTCAAAATTTGATGTATCTTTGGCACCAATTAAAAACCATATGTTTAATAGAATGAAATCTCAATTAAAAGTAATTGAGGCGGGATTCTATAAAAAAGCATTAATCGCCTCTAATGTAGGTCCTTATAGTTTAGATTTAAAACATTGTTTAAAAAATGGGGAATTAGTTGACGGAAATGCGTTATTAGTTGATGAGGTTAGAAATCATTCTGATTGGGCAAAATACATGGAAAAATTAATCAAGAACCCTAATATGGCAAAAGATATGGGGGAAAGATTGTATGAGACAGTTAAAGACAAGTACGATTTAAATATCGTAACAAAAGACAGAGCAGAATTTTATAAATCAATACTATGATAAACATACCATTAAACAAGATTTTATTTTTAGACATTGAAACTGTTGGTATTGAACCAACGTGGGAGTCACTGTGTTTAAATCGACCTGAACTCTCATTCCAATTTGAAAAATATTTTGATTGGTTTCAAAAAAGATTTCCGGAAGATGCGGATGAGGGTCCGGGTAAAATGTTTGTAAACAGAGCGGCATTAGTTCCGGAATTTTTACGAATTGCCTGTGTTAGTGTTGCGTTTGTGGCACCTGATGGTACTACAAAAATGGAATCATATAGTAATGTGGACGAAAAAGAACTATTAAAAGATGTTCAGAAAATGCTTCATCGTACCGGTGAATTAGGATTCTTCCTATGTGGTCATAATGTTAAAGGGTTTGATATTCCTGTTCTTGCAAAAAGAATGATTATGAATGGATTATTACCTCCAAAAATATTACCAGGTCATGACACTAAACCTTGGGAGATTAAAGCTCTTGATACCAAAGAAGTTTGGCAATATGGTGGTTATGGGTCAATCGCGTCATTAGAACTGATGTGTGTTTGTTTAGGTGTTGAATCTTCAAAAAATATGGAAGTAACAGGAAACAAAGTTCACGAAGCTTTTTGGGATAAAAAAGACATTAAAGGAATTGTTGAGTATTGTGAAAAAGATGTTGAAGTGTTGATAGAAGTAATTAAAAAATTAAAAGAATTAGTATAATGCAAAATTTAGATGGATTAGGGTTTGACCCCGAAATGATGGCAAGTTTTCAAAAACAATTAGAAGACCTTCAAGAACAAGCCGATGTTGAAATTGATGATGAATACCAAAAAGAATTAGAAAAATTAATTGGTATGACTTATGAAGAAATGAATGAAGATATGATGTTAGCATTAAAAAGTAAAACACTTAAAGTGGAATTACTTAATGATGAAATACCATTCCCGGAATACGCTTACCCAAGTGATTCGGGATTTGATTTATTTTCAACAGAAGAAATAATATTACAACCATTTGGTAGAGCACTGGTACCAACCGGTATTAAATTGTCAATACCTGAAGAATTTGAAATTCAAGTTAGACCTAAAAGTGGTTTGGCAATTAACCAAGGATTAACCGTATTAAACACACCCGGAACTGTGGATTCAGGATATAATGGTGAAATTAAAGTAATCATTTTCAACACAAATAACATATCGGTCTCAATTCCTAAAGGAACTAAAATTGCTCAAGCGGTTTTATGTCCTGTAGTTAATGGAAAATTTGTCAACTTAGTTCAAGTTAATAAGATTACTGATGGTGATAGAGGAGATAATGGATTTGGTAGCACAGGATTGATATAATATGATAACAGTAGGATATTCAACAAGAAAACATAACCCCGAATTTATTGAGTACTTAAAAATAAGTTCAGGGGTTAAAAATATTGAAGTAATTGAAAAGATTAACACCGGAAATAAATCATTATCTCAAACTTATAATGAAATATTATCAGAATCTAAAAATAATATTGTTGTATTATGTCACGATGATATTTATTTCGATTCAAAAAAGTGGGGTGAAAAAATTTTAAAACAATTTCAAAAAACCAATTATGGTATTTTAGGAGTTGCTGGAACAACTTTATTACCTGAATCCGGTCAATGGTGGGAAGACCCCTCAAAAATGGTTGGGATTGTAAACCATGAAAATGAAGGAAAAAAATGGGAATCAAGATATTCAGAAGATATCGGTATTAAAATACAGAAAACAGTAATTGTTGATGGTTTATTTATTGGTATAGATAAAACAAGGATTAAAAAAACTTTTGACGAAAATGTTAAAGGATTTCATTTTTATGATGTGGATTTTTGTTTTAATAATTTTTTAGAAAAGGTTGAAGTTGGTGTTGTTTTTAATGTTCGAATAACCCATAAATCAATTGGCCAGACAAATGAACAATGGAATGAAAATAGAAAATTATTTTCAGAAAATTTTAAAAATAATTTACCTTCAAAGATAACATTAAATTCAAATGACGATTTAAAACTTCTGTTCTTTATTGAAAATCACTTAGATTATATTGATGAATTTAAATTATTAACAAAATCTAATAAAGAAATTGTTGTAATTTCAAATAACATTAACAAAGAAAATGTTAAAATTTTAAATAAATTAAGAATAAAATCGTACAAAGACTCTGAAATACCTGGTTTTAGATTAGGTGACGGAAAATATATGGTTAAAACATCTAATGGTACAATAAAAAGTGAATTAGGCCAATACTATAAAATATCTAATATTAATTATGATTTAATATTTTCAGATAGTTTTGAAAGTTTTAATAAAATTAAAGTTCTATACCCTTTTGTTCCAAAAATTTTTAATATAAAAGACGAAAATAAAATACCATACCACGATTCAATAATTAATTATTTAACATTTAATGATAATTTAAATGATAACCTTGGAAATATTATTGTTGATTCATTAAATGAGTTAAAACCTAAAACACAAAAAGTTAAAATATTAACCGGGTTTTCTGAAAGAGGTGGTTCTACGACTGCCTTAATAAATTTAACTAATTTATTTAACGAAAATGGTATTGATTGTACGTTTTATGGACCTCATAATTGGCACTTAGATAAATGTAAATCAGATTTGATTTCTAATTTAAAATTAGACCCATCAGATAAAGTTATTACTCATGCGGTTAGGCCTGAAACACGATTACCTGTTGATACAGTAATATTGGCGTCTCATGAAAAATGGTGGTTCCCGGTAGGTAAAATCCCTCAACATTGGGATAAAGTAATTTTTTTACACGAAAATCACAGAGAATATCATGAAGACTATCATGGGGAATATGATATAATACCAAATTTAAAAGAACCTTTGGTATCAAACACTAAAAAAGAAAATGTTGATTTAATTGCAGGTGTGATAGGAACTATTGAAGATAGAAAACAAACTCACAAATCAATCGAACGAGCACTTGAAGACGGATGTGAAAAAGTGATTTTATTTGGTAAAATAGGTGATGAAAACTATTATAATGATTTAGTTAAAGATTTATTAAATGACCCTCGTGTTGAAATGTCGGGTTATCAAACAGATAAACAATCTATGTATGATTCAATTGGAAGAGTTTATCATAGTTCAAAAGGTGAGGTGGCATGTTTAGTTAAAGATGAATGTTATTTAACTAACACTAAATTTTACGGAAATGAAGAGACCAACCATGAAGTGTCTCCATTAACAAACAACGAAATATTAGAAAAATGGAAACAAGTATTAAGAATGAATTAACTGTTGACACATTTATTTTTGTTCATGACCAAGAAATCATATTGGATTTTGTATCTAAAAATAAGTTTAACGATTTTAAAAATTTTAAATGGGTATTTTTGGGAGATAAACCTTATGATAAAATACAAAAATTAGATAATTTAATTATCGTAAGAAATTTAGAACACAATATAGAACAATATCCAAAGTTAACTTCATTTACCGGATGGTATGCATTACATAAAAACAACTTGATAACCAGTAATTATGTTAATTTTTTTGAATACGACATTAATTATGTCCCTGAATTTGTAGATATCAATAAAGAGATGATTAAAAGAAATTTTGATTTTATTGGATATTTCCCTATGATTATTTCAGACATTGTATATATTAAACAAGAACAATATAGCATCGAATTAATTAATTCAGTTAGAGAAAAAACAGGATTTGACATAACTAAAATGATAAATAATCTTCAAAGTAATAATCCAAGAACTATGTGGAGTTCTTCAAGTAATTCCACTTGGAAAGTATCTGAGTTAAAAAATTACATTGAATGGTTTGCCGACCATCTGAATAACATTGTTAAAAGTAATTTTTCAGGACATATTCATGAAAGGTCTTTGAGTTTTTATTATTTTATGAAAAATTTAAAAGTTTTTTTAGCACAAAATTTAATGATTCATGTGCAATTAAATTCTCACGGGACATCACCATTACCACCTGAAAGGGCAAAAGAATTATATAAATTATTGTAAAATGAAATATGTTAGTTTTAGTTTATGGGGAGATAAACCAATATACAATATTGGAGCAATTAGAAATGCAGAACTCGCAAAAAACATATATCCGGAATGGAAAGTTGTAATTTATTATGATAATTCGGTCCCGTCTAAAACAATTGATTTATTAAAAAATTTAGATGTTCTGTTAATTGATATGTCAACAGAAACTGTTGCAGGTCCGTTTTGGAGATTTTTAGCATCTGAAATAAATGATTGCGAATTTGTAGTTTTTAGAGATACTGATTCAAGAATATCTGTAAGAGAAAAAATGGCAGTTGATGAGTGGATTTTAAGTGGCAAATCATTACATATAATGAGAGACCACCCTTATCATTATATTCCTGCGGGAAATAATGAAATGGGTATTTTAGCGGGAATGTGGGGGATTAAAGGTAATATAATAAAAATTAGAGAAATGTTAAATAATTTCAACTTATCGAATTCTTATAATTACGGATACGACCAAACATTTTTAAAACAAATATATTTATATTTTCAAAATGATAAAATCACACACGATGAATTTTTTGAAAAAAAACAATTCCCGATTAAAAGGGAAAATCAAAGATTTATTGGTGAAAGAATTGACGAACACGACAATCCATTAACCGATGATTATAAATTATTAATAAATTAACTAATGAAAATAGATAGAGTCATTTTAATCTCTAATACCAACAAAACTTATTACGAGTTTTGGAATCAATTATCTTATACATACAAAGAAAAATTTGGAATAACTCCAACATTAGTCTTTTTTGGAACTGAAGAAGAATTTACCAATTTAGGTTTATCAAAAGAATACGGTGATGTGTTTTTTGAAACCGCAATTCAGGGTGTGGGTGTTTGGCAATACACATGGGCACTTTTTTATTACACTAAATTTTTTCCAAATGAAACTTGCGTATTAATGGGTATTGACCAAATACCTTTAGGAACTTATTTTTTAAAAGATTTAATTAAAAATATCGATGAAAATAATTATCTTATGTTAATTGATGATGCCTATGTTACTACCGGTCAAACGGATAAAGATTGGAAATCAGGAGGGTTTAGTCCTTCTGCTTACCACATATCAAAAGGTTCGGTATTTAATGAAATTTATAAATTTGAAGATTCGTTTGAATCTGAAATTTTAAAAATTAAAAACTTAAATGTTAAAACAATGTGGTCAGATGGATGGGGAACTGACGAAGGATATAGTTCATCAGTATTGTATAATTACGAAAAAAAAGAAAAAATAATTTGCTTAAGTCAATTTAATGAATTAATGTTAAAAAGGATTGATTGTGGTAGAGACCATGAAATACCTTACAATGTTGATTTATTAAAAAATGACCACTACATTGAATGTCATTCGTGTCGACCATATTCAAGTCATAAAAATTATTTAGACACAATGTTTAATAATATACCAAAATACATTTAAAATGAAAAACGTACAAATACACCCAACGTCAATTATTGAAACCGAAACGATTGGAGAAAACACTAAAATATGGGCATTTTCACACATATGTAAAGGTGTGATTATAGGTGAGAACTGTGTAATCGGAGAAGGAGTTTATATTGGACCAAATGTTGTCATTGGTAATAATGTAAAAATACAAAATAATTCCCTAATATATGAAGGGGTAACTATTGAAGATAATGTGTTTATTGGTCCTAATGTTGTAACAACTAATGACATTTATCCTGATGTTAGTAATGATTGGAAACATAGATTTAGAACAACTTTATTTAAAAAAGGGTGTAGTATTAGCGCGAATTCAACCATAATTTGTGGTAATGTAATTGGTGAAAATACACTAATTGGTGCAGGGTCGGTAGTTAGTAAAAGTATGCCACCAAATTCAATATGTTTTGGAAACCCTTGTAAATTTAGAAGTGTGAAAAAAATATGAAACAAGAAGATTTAATTTATCCTAATAGATTTACTGAATTACATAATAATGAAACAATATTTTTTTGTAAAAGAGATTTTATTGTTGATGAGTACATTAAATTATCAAAATTAAATCATAATGTAATATTAATTGTAGGTAATGGTGATTATTCATTTGACGAATCTTTATTGCAAATTAAACCAGACAATGTTAAACATATTTTTGCAAACAACTCACTATGTCATAACGAGTTTATAACCCCATTACCTGTTGGTATTGAAAATATAACAAACTCAAAAAGGGAAGGTCACGGAATCATTAACCAAGAGGTTTTTGGAAAATTACCTTTTATGTTAAATGATGAAATCTTCAAACCTTCAACAGATAAGATTGATAAGTTATATGCAAATTTTAATGTTTTAACTAATTTAGGATTTCGTAAAATGGTTAGAGATATCTGTATAAATTCTGAAAACATTGACTTTGAAACCGGTTTAACGTATTCTGATTTTGTTTCTAAAACTAAATCATATCTCGGGTCTATTTCACCTGAAGGTAATGGTATTGAGTGTATTAGGACTTTTGAAACTTTATATGTTGGTGAAATACCTATATGTGTTGGAGATTATTCTAAATACAAATCTGTTTATGAATCAATATATAAACATTTACCTATTGTATATGTTGACAACGCTAATGATTTATCAGACCACTCAAAAATAAAAACAGAAATAAATAAGGTTAAAAACAATTCCACAGAGATGATGTATTTTGATTTTTGGCGTGATAAAATCAAAATGTTTGAAAAAAAATTATTATAATATAATTCAATGTCAGTATCTATAAAACATAACGGTAGATTGGGTAACCATTTATTCCAAAATGTGGCAGCATTTATATTTGCTAAAAAATTTAATCTTTCCTTAAATACAATCTCTGTCGACTCTCAATTTAATTTACCTCAATTAAATGGCTCTGTATATACGAACAATAAATTAATTGTTAATGATTCTAATTTTTTGAATTTATTAAACTCAGATACAATTGAACCAAGACATTATATTTTTGATGGTTTTTTTCAAATAAAAGGTTTTGTATTAAATTATAGAGAGGAAATTAAATCTTTGTTTAATTTATCTTATGATAAAACTGATAAAGATGATGTTTTTGTTATGTACAGAATTGGAGACATCGAAGGTCTTAGACAAATGTTACCGATAGAATTTTATCAAAATGCGTTAAACAATTTATCCTCAAAAAAAGGATATATTACATCAGACTCTCCTTCTCACCCCAATGTAATTAAATTATCAAAAGAATTTAATTTAACAATTTATAACGATACACCATCAGAAACTATTAATTTTGGAAAAAATTTTAATAATTTAGTATTAAGTGAAGGCAGTTTTAGTTGGTGGATTGGTGCACTAAGTAATTCCAAAAACATATATTATAATCAAAGGGAACGATTTTGGCATGGTGATATTTTTGTTTTCCCTGAATGGACTCCTCTTCATTATGATTGGACACCTGAATGCGTTGTATCAAATAATAAACTTATATGTGATAAAATAATTAATAATTCTTAATATTATATGAAACTACTAAATTTAAGATAAATTCTTTACATATTTCCTCAAAAATATTAAATTTAAATCTAAACTAAATTAATTAAAAATGAAAAACTACGACATAGTAATTGTTTCCCACGAAAAAGATTTTAACAACATTAAATTTATTGTTGAATATTCTCAAAAAAATTTAAAGTTTGATTCGATTCATTTAATTTTAAGTGAACGAAAAGAATTTACCGATTTAGAATTGGTAAAAACTTTAACAGATAAACCAGTGTTCTTACATATGGAAAGTGATGTTTTAAAAATAGATAAAACAAGAATTAATTATAGACCAAATTGGATTTATCAAATGATGCTTAAAATATTTCAAAACGTTACTAATAATGACGATTTTTTAATTATAGAATCAGATTGTCTAATCCTTAAAGAAATTAATTTTTTTGAAGATGACAAAACTTGTTTATATTTGTGTCGAGACCAATATCATGAACAATATTTTAACTTCAACAATTTATTAGGTTTTGGTAGAGAATATAACCATTCTTTTATTTCTGAATTTATGATGTATAACAAACAAATTGTCAAAGACATGTTATCAAAATCAAATTGTAATGATGTTAATGATTTTTTAGAAATAGTTTATAACAACACCAATAAGAATTGTTATCCCGCAGATTATGAATTATATGGTAATTTTTGTTTTAAATATCATAGAGATAAAATAGATTTAAAACATTTAAACTACAATTTTTTTGGTAGAGATGTTGGAGAGAGACCTTTTTGGGAAGACAATGAAATTATAAATTTAATTAACACTAATTCAGATAAAGAAGTTATTAGTTTCCATACTTGGGGAGCAAATTAATTATTATGTCAGATAAAACATCTTTAGTTATTGGTAATACCTCTCAATTAAGTTATTACTTCCCTAATAATTTTGAAAAAATATCGTCTAGAAATATAGATTTTACAAAACTTTGTTCTAAAAAATATGATAAAGTTTTTTTATTATTTGCCGAACAACGAACTTTTCTAAATGAATCAGACGATTTTTTTATAAAGACTAATTTTGATTACACTTTGGAGGTCATTAATAAATTTAAAGACATTTCAAATAAAATTATCATCTATTCAACATCTGAATTATGGAATAAATATGAAGGTTGTATTACGTTAGACGATAAGTATAATTATAATTATTCACCATATATTAAATCAAAAGAAATTCTTTGTAACTATATTAATAACAATAGAGACATTTACAACAATGTCATAATAATTTATCCATTTAATTTTAATTCAATTTATAGAAAAGAAGGTTTTCTTTTTGGTAAAATATTTGACTCAATATTGAATAATAAGAAAATTTCAATAGGGGACATAAATTTTAATAGAGACATAACTCATCCAAAAAATATTGTGGATATTTCATTAGAAACTGATAAAGATTGCATTATTGGTTCCGGAGAATTAATTAATGTTCAAAAATTTATTGAAGACATTTTTACAAAATTAAATAAAAAAATTATAGATTACATAGAATATGATGAATCTAACAACCTAAAAATAAAAAGAGGTGGTTATTATAGTTGTGAGAAAACAATCGACTATAATGAACTAATTAACTTAACAATTAAAGACATATATGAGTATTAAACTAGTAAAAGATACTATTGATTTTGACGATATTAATAAATTAATAGAATGGTTAAAAACTAATCCGAGATTAACTAAAGGAGAATTAACCACAACGTTTGAGAACTTGTGGTCTAAATGGTTAGGATGTAAGTATTCAATATTTGTAAATTCAGGCTCATCGGCTAATTTAGCGGCAATATATTCATTAATTTTATCAGGTAAATTAAAAAATAATAAAATTATTGTACCAGCAGTTTCTTGGGTGACAACCGTAACACCGGCAATACAATTAGGGTTAACCCCTATTATGTGTGATTGTGATATGGATAATTTAGGTTTGGACATTAACCATTTAAAAACATTAATTAAAGAAGAAAACCCATCTGCAATCATTTTGGTTCACGTATTAGGATTTCCAAACCATATGACAGAAATTATCGAACTATGTAAAGAAAATGATATTTTATTAATTGAGGACACTTGTGAATCAATTGGTTCAAAATATGATGAAAAACATTTAGGTACTTTTGGTGATTTATCAACATTCTCATTTTATTTTGGACATCATATGTCAACAATTGAAGGTGGTATGATATCAACAGACAATGAAGACTTATACCATATATTACTATCCATTAGGTCACACGGGTGGGACAGGGACTTACCAATATCAAAACAAAAAGAATTACGTGAAAAATATAAGGTTGACGATTTTAAATCGTTATACACCTTCTATTACCCCGGATTTAATTTAAGGGCAACTGACTTACAAGCATTTATTGGGATTCAACAGATGGATAAATTAAACCATATTGTTGAATCTAGAAATAAAAACTATTTGAAATATAAAGAAGGAATTAAAAATAATTTTTGGAACATATCACCAACAAGTAATTCTTATGTTTCAAATTTTTCCTACCCAATAATTACTAAGAATCTTGACAAATTAATATTTGAATTACAAAACAACAATATAGAGTGTCGACCATTAATTTGTGGCTCAATAAATGAACACCCATTTTGGTATGAAAGATATGGTAAACAAGAATTACCAAATTCAAAATTAGTTCACGAATATGGATTATACTTACCAAATAACCATCAAATGACAGAAGAAGAAATAAATAAAGTAATTAAAATTGTTAACGAGAATATATGAAAAAATTATTAGTGACCGGAGGAAACGGTTTAGTTGGCTCATCAATAAATGCTGACATTAAAATTGGGAAACAATATGACTTAAAACTCACTGATGAAACAAATAAAATGTTTGAGTACCATAAACCAACACATGTTATTCATTGTGCAGGTAAAGTTGGAGGTGTAGGAGGAAATATGAACTATAAAGGAGAATATTTTTATGATAACATAATGATAAACACCAATGTTATTGAATCTGCAAGAAGAAATGGTGTCGAGAAATTAGTATCTTTCTTATCAACGTGTGTGTTTCCGGATAATATAGAATACCCTTTAACTGAATCTAAAATTCATTTAGGTGAGCCACATAATTCAAATTACCCTTATGCTTATGCTAAGAGAATGGCCGATATTCAAATTCGGGCGTATAGAGAACAATATGGTTTAAATTATGTTTCGGTTATTCCAACAAACATATACGGTCCAAATGATAATTTTTCATTATCTCAAGGTCACGTAATGCCGATGTTAATACATAAACTTTATTTGGCACAAAAAAACAATACCGATTTTACAGTATGGGGTTCAGGTAAACCATTAAGAGAATTTATATTTTCAAAAGATGTTGCAAAATTATCAGAATGGGCAATTGACAACTATAATGAATCTGAACCTATAATATTTAGTACATCTGAAGAGATTAGCATAATGGATTTAGTTGATTTATTAGTAAAAGAATTTAACTTTAAGGGTAATGTGATTTTTGATTCATCAAAACCTGACGGACAATTTAGAAAACCATCAGATAATTCAAAATTAAAATCATATTTACCAGATTTTAAATTTACACCCATTGAGGATGGGATAAAAGAAACCGTTAATTGGTTTATAACAAATTATGAAAATGCAAGAAAATAAAATAGCTCTTATTACAGGAATAAACGGTCAAGATGGTTCTTATCTTGCCGAATTTCTTTTAGAAAAAGGATATGAAGTACATGGTACTTTAAAACGTAATTCGGTTGCGGAAAACCAAACATCACGTCTTGATTCTATTTATTCTAAATTAAAATTACATTACGCAGATTTAACTGATTTATCATCATTAATTAGTGTGATTCAAAAATGTAATCCAACTGAAATTTATAATCTTGCAGCACAATCACATGTTAGAATTTCATTTGACCAACCAATCTATACTGCGAATGCAACCGGTGTTGGTACTTTAAACATGTTAGAGGCTGTTAAATTAATCAACCCTAAAATTAAAATCTATCAAGCATCTTCATCTGAAATGTTTGGAAATTCAATAGATTCTGACGGATTTCAAAGAGAAACAACTTCCATGAATCCAGTATCCCCTTATGGTTGTTCAAAAGTTTTTAGTTATCACATTTGTAGAAATTATCGTAATTCTTATAATATGTTTATTTCTAACGGAATTTTATTTAATCATGAATCCCCAAGAAGAGGAACAAATTTTGTAACTAATAAAGTATGTAAAGAGGCGGTTAAAATAAAATTAGGATTAAGTAATGAATTAAAATTAGGTAATTTAGATGCAACAAGAGATTGGGGACACGCTAAAGATTATGTTAAAGCAATGTGGGAAATACTTCAATTAGATGAACCTAATGACTTTGTTTGTTCAACAGGAATTTCTCACTCAGTTAGGGATTTATGTGATTATGTTTTCACTAAATTGGATTTAAATTATGAAGACTACGTTAAGCTTGATGAAAAATTTTTAAGACCTGAAGAATTAAATAACTTAAAAGGAGATTCCAACAAATTAAAAGAATTGACAGGGTGGTCACCAACATACACATTTGAAACAATGTTAGACGAAATGATTGAACATTGGTTAGGTCACTATAAATTAAATAAAAATTAAAAATGCAAAAACCGACAAGAGGTACGAAACCAAAACCAACTTCAACACCATTAAGTGATAAAGTTGATACAAGAACAAAAAAACAACTAATTTGTTCTTTGGTTAAAAAGAAAACTAAACAAAAGTTTCTATCGGAGAGTCAAAGAAAATATTATGATATTCTAAATAATAATCAAATTACAATTTGTTCAGGACCCGCAGGGGTAGGTAAAAGTTACATAGCAATGAAAGCGGCGGTGGACTTATTATTAGACGAGAACAATGCGTATGAAAAAATAATCATTGTTAGACCAGCGGTTGAAGCAGAAGAAAAACTTGGAAGTTTACCCGGAGGTGTTGAAGAAAAATTAGACCCTTACATTTTTCCATCATATTATCTTTTAAATAAAATAATTGGGAAAGAAACAAGAGAAAAATTAAAAGAAATTGAGGCGATTGAAGTTTTTGCGTTAGCGTATATGAGAGGGATGAATATTGACAATTCAATATTAATTTTTGAAGAAGCCCAAAATTCAACACCTAGTCAAATGAAACTTCTTCTAACAAGAATTGGATTTAATTCAAAATTCTTTATTTCGGGAGATTTAGAACAATTTGACAGACATAAAGATAAAACACAAACAGGGTTATGGGACGCATTAAAAAAGTTTCAAGATTTAGATGATGTCGGGACGTTTGAATTTAATCCGGAAGACGTAGTGAGAAATCCACTAATTTCTAAAATATTAAAAAGATACGAATAATGAGGATTGCAATCGAATTAAATGGAGTGTTGAGAGACACTCTTAAAAAAATACAACAGGAATATGAAAAATGGTATATTGAAAACCCGTTTAATGACCCTGAAGAAGAATTTGAATATCAAGTAATTTCAGAAATTGAAAGTTTAGAAATTGGGAATCATTTAAAATTTAAAAATGAGGATGAGTTATATAATTTTTTATATAAAGAACATACCATGGAAATTTTTGGTCACGCAGGTTCTGTTGAAGTATCAAGTATGATGGATTTTAATGAATTTTATTTAGATGTTAGAGATAATCATGATATTTTAATTGTCTCAGATGAAATGGGTAAATCAAAACCAGCATCTTTATTTTTTATCTCTAAATTTGGTTGTTTGGTTGAAACTGTAAAATTTTATAGTGAATCTACAATTAATTCACTATGGAATTCTATAGACGTTTTACTTACTGCAAATCCTAAACTATTATTACAACATCCTGAGGGTAAAATGGTAATTAAATTTAACACCAAATATAACTCAGAAATTAACACCGAGCACTCAATATCAAGTATTAAAGAGCTCAAATCTAAAATATCTGAAATTTATGATTAATGTATTAGGAGAAACTTATTATGTTGACTTAGACTTAGTTGAAGAGTACATTGGAATACCAAACAACGAAGTGTCGATATCAGGTGAAACATCTGAAATGAAAATAAACATTATTAAGTTTGACTTGGTTAAAATGTTGTTGGACACAGTATTAACTGAACATGAAGACGGTGATGAAACTTTAGGAATGAAACAATCATCAAACACAAGCATTCCGTTTAGAATCGCATTCAACAGTTTATTAAATAAAAAACTTATAAATCACTATTAAAATATGGAAAATTCGTTAGAAGAAAAAGTAAAACAATCCATTCAAACATTAAAAGACAAACAAGCAAGAATTTATCTATTAGTTCAAGACACTAAAGGTAATGCAAGAGCTTCTGTCCGTTATATGTATCAAATGGGAAAAACATTAAAAGACAATGGGTTTAACCCAATCATACTTCATGAAAAAGCTGATTATGCAGGTGTTGTCGCATGGTTAAGTGAAGAGTATATGGAGTTACCTCATAAAGCCATTGAAGGTCAAAACTTGGAAATATCTCCTGAAGATTTTTTAGTTATACCTGAAGTATTTGGTTATGTTATGGACCAAGTAAAACAATTACCATGTGCTAAAATTGTATTAACACAATCTTACGCATATATGTTGGAGACATTACAACCAGGTCAAACTTGGGCACAATTTGGGTTTATGAAATGTATCACAACTAATAACAAACAAAAAGATTATATTGAGAAAGTTATGAGAAATTGTTCTTTTGATATTCTTGAACCTTATATTAGTGAGTCATTTGAACCTAAATCTTTACCACCAATGCCAATTATTGGTATTCATACTAAAGACCAAAGTGATGCAGTTAATTTAATTAAAACGTTTTATTTAAAATTTCCACAATATCGTTGGTTTACATTTAGAGATTTACGAGGTTTGTCTGAAACTGAATTTGCAAATTCACTTAAGGATTGTTTTGTAAGTGTTTGGGTCGATAACGAAAGTGGTTTTGGAACATTCCCATTAGAATCTATGAAATGTAATGTACCGGTTATTGGTAAAGTACCTAATTTACCGCCTAGTTGGATGAATGAAGATAATGGAATATGGATAACGGACCAAACGTTACTTGCAGATGTTGTTGCAGATTTCATTCAAAATTGGTTAGAAGATAACATTAAACCTGAAGTTTATGAAGAAATGAAAAAAACATCAGAACAATTTTCAGATAAACAAAAATTCGAATCAACTGTAGTTACCCTATTTGAAGGTTATTTAAACACAAGAGCTGACGCATTCGAACAACAAATAACAAAAACAGAAGAATAATATGGAAAACAAATTATCACTTTCAATTATATTACCAATTAAATCCTCAAAAGTGAAAGATTTTGAAGATTATTTTAACAAAGCAATTGAGTCTATTAAAAACCAACAAGTTGGTATTGAGGAATTAGTTATTATACACACTCCGGAAGAGTCGTTAGTGTCTCATTTAAATGGATATGATTTTGGAGAATTAACCGTTACTAAATTACTTTGGGATAAAGACCCAAGTTATATGGACCAAGTTAATTACGGAATTAAAAATGCTAAAGGTAAATGGGTTTCATTGTTTGAGTTTGATGACGAGTACTCATCAATTTGGTTTAAAAATGTTAAAACATATTCCGAGGCTTATCCTGAAATACAAATGTTTTTACCTGTAGTTGTTGAAACTGACGATAAAGGGGTATTTGCGGGGTTCACAAATGAAGCAACATTTGCTGCTAACTTTACTCAAGAGGTTGGATTTTTAACTAATGACACATTACAAAATTATCAGAATTTTCAAACTGCCGGTTCAGTATTTAAGAAAGAAATCATTGAAGATTTTGGTGGTTTCAAATCATCAATTAAATTAACATTTATTTACGAATTTTTATTAAGGTTAACGTATAATTCAGTTTCAATTATGACTATCCCTAAACTTGGTTATAAACATATCAATATGAGGGAAGGTTCAATATTTTGGAATTATAAGTTTGGAGAATCTGTAATGACAGAAGATGAGGTTAAGTTTTGGATACAAACAGCAAAACGAGAATATTTCTTCGTTGAGGATAGAGCCATAAAATATGAACTATCAAATGAGTAAATGCAAGAAACTCTATCTGCGTCAACAGAAGATGTTTTATCAAAAAAAAGAGGTAGGAAAACCGTTAACTTAAACTATTTTGCGGAAAGAGAAGAATTAGCAGTAAGAAATTTTTTAATTGCCGAAACCTTTGAGGAAAAAAATAAAATTTATAATGAATTTTTAAGAGCACCTCTAGATAAAATGATATCTTCTATTATTAGACGATACAAATTATACCGTAAGGATATGAATTTTATTGAAATTCATACAGACACTCATTCTTTTTTAATGACTAAAGTTGATAAATTCAAACCGGCAAAAGAAAAGAAAGCATATTCATATTTTGGAACTATTTGTAAAAATTATCTAATGGGTCAAATAATTAAAGACCAAAAAGAAACAAATAGAAAAGTGTCTTATGAAGATATTTCCGCGAGTATTGAAGAAAGACCTGATATGATATATAGAATTGATGACGACATTGTTGATACAAATGCCGTTATCAATGAATATTTAAAAGAATTAAAATTATTCATAGATAAAGAATCCTTGAATGATAATGAAAAAAAATTAGGTTATGCTCTTATTGATTTATTCGATAATTACGAGGAAATTTTTTCGGGAGCGGACAACAATAAATTTAATAAAAATGTCATCCTTTTATCATTAAGAGAAATGACTAATTTAAGTACTAAAGAAATTCGTAGTTCAATTAAAAGATTTAAAAAACTTTACTTAATAATACAAATTAAAATGAAAAATTAATATGGATAATTTAATAGAAACAATACCGGGATTAGGTTGGTCTCAGATAGATAAAAGAGCTTTTGAACATGATGGATGTGTTGTTGATGTTGGATGTTATATGTGGGATTGGTCTAACTCTTTAATTGGAAAAAAAAGAATAGTTGGAGTTGACCCTTTGGAAGAAAATATACCTAATGGTGTTGAAATGTTTAAAGGTCTTTTAGGACCTTTTAATTGTGAATTACCAGTTACTGGTGAAGGTATTTCATTATCTGTTGATAATCATTCGGATGATATCACATTAAAAAAATCACAAATGTTATCTTGGAAAACTTTTTGCAAAAAATTTAATATAGGTAAAATTTCAATCTTAAAATTAAATATTGAAGGTTCTGAATATACATTATTGAATAGTATGGATACTGATGACTTTAATCAAATTGACCAAATTGCTGTTAGTTTTCACGATTGGTTAAATCCTAAATATAAAAATTTAACAGAATCATCTTTAAATTTATTAAAAAATTCCGGTTTTAAAGTTGTTTCGATTTATGAACCTTACGGATGGTATTTAGCAACCAAAGAATAAAAATTAATTAAAAGGTATTTATTATCATGGCAAGACCTACAAGAAAAGAAATTAATTTTTCTAAAGATTCTATATTATCGCTTATGCAAGAAATCTATAATGAACTTGTTGAGCAAAGACAGACTGCAATTAGAATCCAAAACAAAATGTTGGCAATGTTGAAAGACCCTTCGGACATGATAACTATTGGACCTGTAATTGAAAAACAACAAAAAATTGTTAATGATTGTGTTGAAAAGAAAATTAGTCTTTCTAAATTACAATCAAGTATTTGGGAAAAATCTAATAATAATACTGAATCATTTTCAATGGCAGATTTGGATGAAGATTTATTAAATAATCTTATTGACAAAGATGTTTCTGAAGATTTAGAAAATTATAAAATGAAATAAGATGCAGAGTTTATCATCCAGTGCTCCACCACCATCATCCGGTGGAATGGTAGACCTAAATAATTCGGAAGAGTCCATAACGGCAAGAATAAAGGCCTATAAAACTTATAGGGAAGTATCTGGTGCCGAAACAAAACTAAGAAAAACAAATGGGGATTCATTATCTAAATCTACTGCTCAATTAGCGACACAACTTGATAAAATAAAAGACCTTCAAAAACGTTATTTAAAAGACCCTCCAAATTCAACCGATAAATTGTTAGATTTTTTGGGTGAAACACGAGGTAATGGTAGTGAAACTACAAAATACCTTAGAACTAAAGTATTAGAAGTTGCAGCAAAAATAGAACCAAAAATAGCGGGTATTGTTAAAGAACAAACAATAAAGGCGTTAGGTTGTTCTCAAGAACAAACATATAAAGGACTATCAGTTAATTATAATCCTAATATAAGACCATTATCACAATTACCCGCAGGAGATGGAATTTATATACCAATACAATCAATTGACTTTGCTTCAAGTTTAAAGTTATCTCCTAAAACTTCTTTTGGTCAGATTTTTTATGAAACTGAACAACCGTCTGCCAGTCCAATTTTTAGACCTTATGGTGGTACTAAAGCGTTTCCGATGAATAAACAATTGTATATTTTAACGGAATCTCAATATTCTAATCAATCGTTTGGACAGATTAATGGTCAAACATATAAAGGTAAATCCGGAAGAAATTTATTTGATTTACAATACACCAAAACAAATAATTTAGGATTAACCGGTGATTTTTATCGTGTTGCATTAATTGATAGGTTAGATAATAATGGTAATGTTTCAAATAATGTTGGTGAGTTTTTATCTGATTATTATAGTACAATCAAATTAGTAGATTCAACCGATATTGAAATGAGATTAATTAACTTATTATCAGGTGCGATTAGTATTAATTCACAAATCGGTAGTGGCCCTTTGTCATCTCAATCAAAATTTTTTATAATTGCACAAAGAATTTTAGGGTTATGTTTTGATTCAAGACAAGAAATAGATGTTAGTGGTACTGCAAAAATTGCGGAATTAGATGGTGTTGATGATAGTTTTTTTGAATTAACCGAAATTGACTTAAGAAATATCGACAACGAAATTTCTAATGTTCAAAATGGGGTTATGGAATTTGAAGATTGTGAGAACGTAAAATTACCCGTAGATACTCAAGTATTAATTGACCAACTTATTAATTTTAGAGACGAGTTGAGTGGTCAAACTACTCAACAACAAGTTGCTTCAATGTCAAATATTATTGACTCAATTTCACAAAACCCTAAATGGGACCCTTTAATACCTTCTAATTTTAATGCATCTGTCGCCATTGATAAAAATGTTATTAAACAAATACCAATGGCGGTTGCGTCAGCGGTATTATCACCTAAAGTTTTATTACCATTATACACATTAATGGCAACGGTACAATCGGCTGCAACTTACACTTATAATCAAAATGTTACAAGTGCTAATACAGTAATTCAATCAGGTAATACAGTCGGGGGTGAGGCAAGTAATGTTGTTACAAGTGGTGCCGATTTTTTAAACAAATTTAGAACATTTTCAATTCAAACAATATCTTTAATTAACAATGAATTTTTAAAGATACTATTCCAAGAATTAAAAAAAGACATTTTAAATTTAGTTGCAATTATCATTAAAGATGTTAGCCAATCTAGTCGACTAAAAAAATATACGATTATTTTAAAATTAATACAAATTGTTTTAATAGTTGCACAATTAGTTAATGACTATCGAAAATGTAAATCTTTAATGAGTAATATACTCGCGTTATTAGACGCGGTAAATAATATTGGAATTAAACCACTAATTTCACGTTCGGAAATACCCGAAGCGTTAGTTAGATTCGCAGATTTTCTTCCAGGGTTTTCTCCTGAAAGAGCAACTATTAACACAATTCAACTTTTACAGGCGGTCGGAATCCCTACAGGAACTTTACCTGACGGTACTCCAAATTTAATGTTAATATATAATTTAGCATCAAATAGAGGTGTTACTAAAGAAAGAGCAGAAAACGAAAAAGTTGAGGTAGTAATGAAAACCTTATATACCGGAATAGGAAAACCATTTTAAACATGAAAAAAGAAGAATTTGAAAATATAATTAAAGAACAACCAAATCTTAAAGATTTACCTAATCAAAAGTTAGTTGAATTTATGGATTTATTATCTTCAGATTTTGAAGGTACTAAAGAGAATATTATTAATTCAACTCGTTATTTAGATAAATTAGAAGAATTATACAATAACACTTTAAAAGTATACCAAGAAAGAAATAACAATGAGTAGACCAATATTTTTTCAATGTATTGTATTAGATAATCAAGACCCTCTAATGCTTGGAAGAGTTAGGGCAAGAATTGTTACGGATAATTACGAAGACATATTAAAAAGTGTTGATAGCCCAAAATGGAATCCTGAAACAGACCCATGGTCCCCAAGAGACCCTTTAGTTTTTAATACATTATTACCTTATTTTGTTTATCAAGTACCAAAAATAAATGAGTTAATTCAAGTTTTTTATGTAAATAGAGATTTTAAATATCAAAATCAATATTACATACAAAATAGTTTTTCAAGTCCAAGAGCATCATATGGTGAGTTTAATTTTGGTGCGAATGTACATACCGGTACAGGGTTACAAATTCAAAATCCTCAAGATTTAAAAAATAAAGATGGTAGTTTAGCTAATTCAATATCTAACGGGGTTTTTCCTGAACCAGGTGATAATGCAATATTAGGCCGTGGTAGTGCCGATTTAATTGTAAAACAAGATGAGGTTTTATTAAGGGCAGGTAAATTTACTGATAATACTTTACAACCAACAATACCACCAACAGGTAACGAAAATAGAGGTTATTTACAATTGACTCGTTTTAGTAGTACTAAAGAAAGTTTGTCCCCTAAAACTTATTTTGAATTTAAAGACAGGGTAATTTTAAATAATTATTTAATTGAATGGACATTATCAAACCCTGAAAATACTCAAAATAAATTTACAGGTTCGGTTTATTTATATCAATTAAAACCCGATTCATCGGTTAACACCAAAAATTTAACGGTAGGGAGTGTTGTAAGTGAAAATTTAAAAAAATTAGTTTACACACAACAATTCACATTATTATCAAAGGTCGATACAATAAAATTCATAAATGATTTTATTAAAACTTGTAATTCTAAAAATTTTAGTTCTACCGGTGATAGATTATTTCCATCTGTTGGTACAAAATTTCCAATATTTTTTAGACCAACAAATTTAATGTATAATAAGTTAAAGTCGAATAATTCCACCGAAGTTAAAAATGTCTCAGAAATATACAAAGCAACTAAATTAAATAGTGCTGACCAAGGAGGTTATGGTATAATTATAAGTCAAGATGTAGTTAGTTTAACAACTCCATTAACACCTGTAAAAGTGGTTGTACCTCAATCAAGAGAAATTGTTGGTATGACAACCTATGGTGCTTTAGGTAGTGATGCTTTATTTTTACTTTCAAATACTTCTCAAATTCCGGGTAAAAACAAAATTAATTTAAAAGACACATTATATGGAATTTCTTCTGATGTATTTGCAAATGAAATAATTCCAAATACTTCAAGTATGGTTCGTGGTGAAGAACTTTTAGAGTTAATTAATTTGATTGTTAGATTCTTAGTTAGTCATACCCACGCTTATCCTGGATTAGCACCAGTTAGTATAACAGAAGACGGTTCAAACGTTTCAAACATCTTACAAGAACTACAAAATGCATATACTAAAATACTTAATACAACTATTCGACTTAATTGATATTTATAATTAAAAAGGTAAATGTCAATTTTAAGGTCTTACATAGATAAAAACAACACCATCATTTCAAACTCTTATGTTAATACAGGAAGGAACCCTGTTATTGAGTTAAATTTTGGTGCATCTGATTTAATAGTTCCCAACTTTGGTTATACAAGATTCATCTTTGATTTAGATTTATCTCTACTACGCCAAAACATCCAATCCGGAGTAATATCAACAGGATGTACTACGGGGATGACTCATACACTAAACATGACTAACACATCTTCGTTTGACAATGAATTGTTAAATACATTCATGACTAACGAAAGAAGAAGAGCGACCTCATTTGATTTAATCTTATTTAGAATACCTCAAATATCCGGAACTACCGGAGGTGCTCAACAATGGGATGAAGGTGTTGGATATGACTATAATAATTTTAACTTATCTCAAGGAAGTGCTAATGGTACATCAACCCCATTAACATTTGTCGATAGTCGTGCATATTCATCAAGACCATCAAACTGGTATCAAACAACAACAATTAGTAATTGGTCACAACCGGGTGTTTACGATAATAATAATCAAGGTATTGTAAATTATTCAGGTTTAACAATTGTTGCACAACAACATTTTGAATTAGGTAATGAAGATTTAAATATGGATATGTCCGGTGAAATAAACGGAGTATTAAATGGAACTATTACCGGTGTGACAGGATGGGGATTGGCATATCTACCTCAACTTGAAAATATATCGGGTCTTACCGATAGTTATAGTGTTGCATTCTTTTCAAGACACACACAAACTTTTTACCAACCATTTCTACAAACAACGTATGATGATTTAATTCAAGACGACCGAAATATATTTTTAAAGAACCAAGAAAATAAATTGTTTTTATACATTTATCAAAATGGGGATTTAGTTAATTTAGATTCAGACCCGTTTGTTAGAATTGAAGACCGAAATGGTGATGTGGTTAGTGGTATGTCATCACTAAACACTTGTTTAAAGGCAAAAGGAGTTTATGAAGTTATAGTACCTAATGGATTTAGTGGAAGTCCGGCACCTTGTGTGTTCTACGATGTATGGTCAGGTTTGACAATTAATGGTCAGGCAATACCTAATGTCCAAAATCAATTTATTCTTCAAGAATACAACGCAGGAATACAAATTGGGTCAACATCAAGAGAACCTCAAAAATACGGATTTGATTTCTATGGTATTTTACAAAATGAACAAATTCTTAATACGGACATTAGAAAGGTTGGTGTGACAATTAAAAAGGCATACACCGGACAACAATTATTGTTGGACGTTTCATCTTTCTATAGAGTATATGTTAAAGAGGGAACTACTGAAGTTTTAGTTCAAGATTGGACACCTATCAATAGAACACCAAATGAATATTACTTTATGTTTGATATGAGGGATAAAATACCAAATCAATATTATGTTGATATTCAAGTGAACACTTCAGGTGAAAAAGATACTTATAAGAAACAATTAACATTTAATATCGTAAATACAAAATAATATGGCAAGAATAGTAAAATTAACAGAATCAGATTTAACAAGATTAGTTGAGAAAGTTCTCAAAGAACAAGAAGTTGCTGATTATATGTTTTTCAGTAATCTACAACAAATTAAAAGACAATGTGAAGTATTGTTAGAAATGGACCCTCAACAAATTGATGAAATTATTAATGAAGGAGGACATGATTGGGCTGATGACCATGTAACTGAAGCTAAAAATAATATGGACCAAGTATTCGATTTCTTAATGAATGAAACAAAAAAAGAATATATTGATTACGAAGACATTACAGAAGGTAGAAAGAAAACCGGAACTAAATTATGTGCAAGAGGTATGGCATCCGCCAAAGCTAAATATGACGTGTACCCCTCAGCTTATGCGAATGGACATGCTATTCAAGTATGTAAAGGTAAAATAAAAGGACTTGATGGTAAAAAACATTGTTCAGGAGCATATTGTTAAAAACTAAAAAAAACCTTCAAACTTGGAGGTTTTTTTATTTTATAAATTATTTTTTTATTATGTTTTGGTAATATCAAAAATATGATTATCTTTGTGGTGTTAAAAAATACTAAACAAATGAGAAGATATTTTAAAAGATTATTTAAGAGATTATGTTTAAGAATCTATTTAAGATTTAAAAGCATATCAAGAACTAATATGTCGTCTGTTGATGCAAATGAAATTAAGTCCTCCGCGATTTGTAGAAAATTAATTGCACATCCGGATTCAACTTTTTTAATTGCACCATTATCTCAGAAAAGATACATCAAAAATGATTCTTTAGGTGTGTTTATTGTTTTATCCAACAATAGAATTAACATTACCAATCACGTTTATAATTACGACGTTAATTTAAATCAAACTATTTCCGATAAACTAAATGGTATTTTTGATAAAAAAGTGGAAGCTTTACGTTTAAAATTTGAAACTGAAATTAAAAGTCAAATTAAACATTCGTTAACCACAATACTTGAAAGACTAACCTAATTAATTTTTATATTGTTCCTTAATTACTTTGATGATTAAACCTCTTAACGATTCGTTTTGAGGTTTTTTTGGTTTATAACTAACCATAGTTGGTTTGTTACCCTTACCAATTTTTGGGTCTTTCTTTTCTTCTCTACGTTTTTGAGAACAAGCAGATTTTTTTTGACTATCACTCATTTTTCCCGCAACTCCAGCTGCCCGACATTTTGGATAACCTTTTGAATTTGCATCAGGTCGACCACATGGTGGATGTTTTCCGTCAACTTTACGACAAATATTAACCCAAGGACCACTTGGTTGTTTAGACCCTTTAGGTTTTTTCTTTGTACCAAACCAAACCGCTAAATCTTCTCTTAATAAATCTTCTTTCAATGGTAATCCATCCATAGTTGGATTAACCGCAGAACCTTCTTCATCATTTTGTCCTCGGTAATCTTTCTTTTGTTTCATTAATATTTTGGAAATTTTTATTGTTCTATTTTCAATTTCTTTTCGTTTTTGTGGTGTTTCTTTAAAATCACCAGCAGCCTCCTCATAAGCCAATTCAGCATTCGTATATTCGTACACATTATCAGTAAAAGGGCCTAATTGGTTTTTTTCCCAAATTTGAGGTGCTAATACTATTGGAACTTTAATTGAACCTGAATTTCCTGAACCGGTTGCTTCACTAATCTTATTCTTTTTCATATATTTGACTTATTAATAAATATACAATTTAACAATAATGGAACACGAAAGACAACCAATCGGATTATTATTTGATAGTGTGGGGTACAATTCACCTGATGATGTAGATAAATTAACAGATGAAATGACAATCGCACAATCTTTTTACCTTTTAACCGAAGCATTACATTATGTTCACAAAACTAGATTATTCACAATGCAAGAAACAGAATTGGTTTCAAAGTCATTAAGAATATTACATAAGGTAATATCGGACAATTCCAATGAATCCGAAACAACAGAATAAAAAAAAAGGTCTCACGGGACCTTTTTCTGTTTTTATAATTTATTACCACAAGACGGACAAAACTTAAAGTTTGATTTTGTTTTGACCCCGCATTCAGTACAATATTGTCTAATATCCTGAGATGTCTTATTTTTAGTGGTTAGTGGTTGTATCTTATACAATATCTGATGAGAAGTATAAGAATTAAATTCTTCATATGAGTTTTGGAAATTTTGGTCCGATTTCCCACCTTTTTCAACTCTACCAGTCTCAATTGATTTTTTGGAACGAGTACGAGGTATACTCAAATCAACTGATGATGTATTAGTATAATATGCGTTTGAACCTCCAATAATACTTGTTGTATTAGTTGTAAATGTTGTTGGAGAAACATATCCACCTGTATGGTTTAAATTTCCGTACAATACATCATTCGCCCATGGACGATATGTACCGGAATGATTCAGATTAAGGTTATTCACATGAACAACTCTTTCGTCGTAGAACTCTACCCTAACATCCCCGTTTAACGATATTGCCGATTGATTTTCGGAAGTATTATTAACAGAGTAGGTACTGAACTGAAATTTGTTATTAGTGTCTAAAAACCTCTCTAAAAAGATTCTTTCACCCGGTCTTAAAACTAAACCACTTTGAGAGATATAATCTCCGTTCAATTTAATTTTACAAAGTACTGTTTTTTTTGTTGGGTTATGAATTTCGAATTCGAAATTGTCTTGGTCTTCCATGAAGACTACGTGTCCATTGTAGATTTTTAGACGCGATTTTTTCTTTGTGATGTGAGCGTTTGGTTTGCTCACCGCAGTTGTGTAATTCATTTTACTTAATTTTATAATAGTTAATGACTATGTTACTGATACCTTCGTGTCCGTGAATACTCAAAAGTCAAAATGACTCGGGACCAATAATCTAAAATCTATGAATAAATATATGTGAAAAAATTTTGTGGTGTAGTGAAAAGTATTTATATTTGTAGAAAATTTATAAATTATGAAAAAATTATTTATTACTTTAGTATTACTTGTTGGAACATTAACATTTTCTCAAACTAAACCAAAAACAAAAGACATCGATAAGGATATCAATGTCTTATTAGATTCGTTATCTAAAGTCTATAAAGTAAAAGTTGGTTCAGTTATTGTTGAGGATTATCCTAATTTAAGAGTCACGTCAATTGCCTATTATCAAAACGATGAATTAACCTACAAAGTTATTCAAACAGAAAAAAACCCAACAAAAAGAAATATATTTGGCAACTATTAAATAGTTTTATTACAGTTTGCGGTGACACTATATCCGGTTTTAATCTTATATGTTCCAATTGGTGAATAAACTTTAAGTCCTGATTCACCAGAAGGTCCATTAAAATTTAAAGTTACTGGGCCTGTTTGTTGTGTATAAACAACAAATTCTTTAACACCTTGTTCACATAAACGTTTAAGGTCGTCTAATGGGTCACCAACTTCATCATTTCCTCCACCAAAACTTTTTGTTGGGTCTATTAAAAGTTGTTTAAATAATTCTTCATAACTATTGGCAGTTATTTTAATAATTTTACTACCACTAACCGATACATTATTTTTTAAATTAATAAGTGTTAATTGGTAAACATATAATGGAACCCATTTAAAATTTCTATATACATGAGCACGTGTTGTAACATATCCGGTGTCTTGAGTTATTACATTATTTTTATTAGTAACAATTAATCTATCAGGAATACTTCCGGTATCAAAAGTTATAACACCTTTACCAAATAATTTTTCATTGGTTAACACATAATCATACCTTTCTTCACCTTGTCCTGCGTTTATTTTTCTACCGGGCCATTGACAAATATTTTGGGAATCCGAATCTCTAACCTCTCCAGTTCCTTTAATATCGAAATTAACAAATTGTTCCTGTTTGTATAATTTAATTAATTCAGGATTTTTACTGTCACCTTTAGTTTTATCATATGGTGTTTTACCTAAAACAACTTGGCTAGCATCCTTAGGTCCTTCAATAATTAAAGTACCGTTTTCAATTAACTCAGGAAATATTTCTTGAAAATATTGTTTAACCGAATTGGCTCTTGCCAAAGCTAAACTTCCTTTTGTTTCAAACCCTTTTGGATTTGTCACATTTGATTCTCCCGCACTAATATTTACAATAAATTCGTTACCACCACTTTTTTTAATAAATTCTTCAATTTTAGGTTTTAAAGCCTCAATAGAATTTTTAACAACATCAGATTGATATTCACCAAATTTAAATTGATTTCCAATTTTTTGTGTTGGAAATACCGTATTAGCAGATGATGTAGTTGTTTTAGTTGCAATTGGTTGTACCGCCTGTTCTAAAGTTAAATATTGTCTATTTGTTGCGGATTCATGAAGATTTAATATCCTATTTCTTTCATCTTCATCTATATTCCATGTTTGTTTAATCATTTTAACTATTTTATAATAAATATAACCAAAAAATTTTGTGGGTAATTAAAAAATATTTATATTTGTACAAATATTAAAACATCTACACATATGAAAAACTTAATTACCATCATTCTTTTTATTTTTATTTCAAATTTATCATTTGGTCAAATTCAAGCCGTAAAAGCGGGGAACTATTATGAATTAAATGATTTGTGGAAACGTGATTCCATATCAGTTAAACAATTAATGGATACCTACAAATTAGATATCTCTAATTTAGTTTATGTTAAATTTTTTGGCGATTTTGAATTAAGTCAAGAATTACACGATAACTACTCTTACACAACATATGTTTATGCACTAGACAAGAAAACAGGTGTTGTCACTATGGAATCAATTCCTCACGTAAATAAAATACCAAAACCTAACAAATATGTTATGGTTTATTGTTTTGATAATTATACTGACAGTAAAATTATTAATATTAAGGTATTTTAATAAAAAAAAAAAGGGTCTTAATAGACCCTTTTTTTTTATTGTTGTTGTTTCATTATTTGAGGAAGTTTAATAATTAATCTTCTATTAGGTGCCGTTTGATTTTCATCTGTTACGTCAGGCCATTTTTTACCCTTAGCAAATTGGTCAGTTTCTCCAATACCTTTAGGTATAAAATTTAATTTAATTCCCGGTAAACTATTTTTAAGAAGTGAAGCAATTGTTTCTGCTCTTTTTTTAGATAAATCCATATTATAATCTTTTCTTTTTTGACCTGTTTTAAGTTTACCTTCAGGGTCTTCATCGATAGATGCTGATGATATTACTTCTACATCTCCTGTAGCATCAGAATAATTAGTTTTAATTGATTTGATAAAATCTTTAAATTCTTGTTTAGCCTCATCTGTTAAATTAGTCTCATTAAATCTAAATGGACTTTCAATATTTAATTCAAATGGTATATCTGTTGGTATGTCTTCAGGTGTTTCAGGTGTAGGTTTATTTGAAAAATATTTAGCACTAACACCAGGAAACAATTGTATTAAAATTCCTTTATTACCTTTTTTAACATACATTACTGGTGATATTGTATCATCTTCAGATTCTTCATACCTACCTTCTAATAAAGTTATATCCATCGCCACTATTTTTGCGGTATAAACTGTTGGTACTCCAACTTTTGTTTTGTCAAGTGCATGTGGAAGTCTTTTGTCTGAGAATGGGGGTGACATGGCAATAAGTTTATATTCAACATTATTATATTGCATAGGCCTAATACCTTGTGAGGATAACGAAGTTGCACCAATTTCATTCCAATATTCGTCAGTAATTTTAAAATTTAAACCCCAACCTTTATCGGAAATTAACTCCCCTGATTTATAATTAACTTTAAAATTATATAAATCACCACCTATATAAGTCCAAGGAGTCGCCTCTTTATTTTTTCTATCATCCCATACTGAACAGTATAAGTAACCTTCGTTAATTTTAAAATATAGTGGAGTATTAACTATTTGATAATAAGAATCATCTATTACTTCTTCGTTTTCTTGTTCTGATAAGTACAATCTTTTAGTTGCACTCTCATGAAGATTTAAAATTCTATTTTTTTCATCCTCATTTATATTCCAATTCTGTTTAATCATTTCTATTGTTTTACTATAAATACTTCGAAAAAAAAAAAGAGGACAAATATTTGTCCTCTTTTTGGTATATCATAAGATATTGATTATCTCAATTCTCTTAAGTCGAATGTTCTAACACCATCAACTGTGATACGTCCGTAGAATCTGTTGTTAACCATTTTCTTAGCGTAACGTGTCATAATACCTTTGATAGGTGTAAAGTTGAATGGGTTGTACATTGTTGGAGTTAATTGTAACGGTACGTATGGTGCGTAGATGTATCCTGTGTCTAACAATGATGTTCCTTTGTGTCCCATTAACACTTGGTTTGGTGGGAAGTAAGGGTCACGGTAAACTTGGTAACGTCCTGCAAGAGTACCAACTCTTTCAATACCCATGTTGTATTGGTCTTGCTCAGGAGAAGCGTTTGATACGTGGAAGTATTCTAAATCGTCAAAGATAGCTGAGATTTCAGAAGAAACTACAATCCAGTTCGCTCCACCTCTTAATGTAGATTTGTGGATTTGAGCAGAGATTTGGTTAATCGCTGTGATAAGCGTTTGGTTCCAGTCTTTTTGAGTATAAGGAACTGCAGAAGACCCTAAACGTTTCCAACCATTGTAATCCCAACGTAAGTTCCATGCTGCACCTTTACGTAAATCTCTTAAGATTTCACGGTCGATTTCAGCCGCAACTTGCTCAGATAATAAAGCTGTTAATTCAGCTTCAGCATCGATGTTGTGGAATGCAGCAACGTCTTGAGCCATTTCAGGAGACCATTGTGCTCTTAATTTTCTTTCTGTTACAGAAACAGTTACCGACATTAAGTCAAAAGAAACCTCACCAATTCTATCTTCAAACTCTAAGTTTTTGTAGATTCTATAACTAGCTACAAATGAAGTGTTTGATGTAGTATTAGATGAGAATGTTGAACCTGTATAACCGTCCATTGAACCACCACAAGTAATACATACTGGTACTTGTAAATCAACTTCTAAGTAAATTTTACCTTCAGCATCACATAAGTCATCATATTGACCACCACCTGTTTTACTACCAGGGAATGTTAATGAAGTGTTATTGTTTCCGTATTCAACAATACCTTTACCATATCTTTGAGTAACAACTCTAAATAAGTAAGGGTTATTTGTATTTGCTGAAGTTGTTGTGTTTGTATTAATACCTTTAATTGTCAAATCAGCTAAGAAAGATTCATTGTCCATTGGTTGACCATCAGGACCGATTAATTTACCTGCTCCCGCAGATGCAAAACCTGACATAACAATTAATACTTTTCTATAATCAGATAATCCATATCCTGAAACAACTAATTGGTCTCCCTCCCACGCAACAGTCTGAACTTTAGTACCATTAGTACTTAAATGAGTAACCGCTGAGAATTGTCCTTTTGAATAGTCATATAAACCTGGTGGGTCTAAAGCTGGTTCATTACCTTCATAGAATCTATCGTAAAGGTCTTTAGTGTTGTTGTAGTCGTAACCACTTCCTGGTCCATCAGGTCCATCAACTGCGTCGTCATATCCAGGTGCCCCATAAGGTTTACGGTGAATACCATTAGTAGTTGTTGAATTTTCAGTGTACGCTTGAATGTTAGGTACGAAGTAGAATAATTTACCAATTGGTAAGTTCATTGCTTGTACAGAAACGATGTCGTTAGATAATAATTTAGAGAATACTCTTCTAACAATTGGGAAAACCACTGTTTCAAATGCACCTGTATCAGATGTAGATGATGCTTCGTTAATTAAATACGATGCTTGGTTTTCATATAATTGTGCAACGTTTTCTCTCATGTGACCTTTAAGACCCTCTAAGAATCCTAATTTGTCCCATTTGTTGATTGTGTCTTCTTTGATAACTTTAAGGTGTTTCAACCCGATGTTACCAACTAATCCTGATTCTAATAATGCTCCCATTTTAAAATATTTTGTTTTTAATTTTTTATTTATTTATTTTGATTACCCTAATTTACTCATTAAATCTTTCATTCTCATGAATTGCGGATTTTCGTAAGTTTTTGATTCAATTAAAGTAGTCGATGAACCTGTAGATACTGTTTTTTGAATTCTGTTTTCTACTGATTCACTAAGTGATTTTTTAATTTCCGGTTTAGATAATTCACCTTTGATTGACTGATAAAGATTTTTAGATTCTTTTAAAGTTTCAACATCGTCAAATCTTCTTAAGATATTAATTTTCTCTTTTTTAGTAGTCGAATGTTCAGTAAACAATCTAGTTGCATATGCCAAGTTTGAATTGAAGATTGCAACTTCGTTAAGTTTTTCTCTGAAAACATTTAACGCTTTTCTGTATTCTTCATTTTTTTCTCTTAACATAGTCACCTCTTGAGTAGATTCTACTTTTACTCCATTTTTACCGTAAACATAATTTCTGTTATTAGTAATCGCTTTTCTAAGTCCTCTACCTTCTTTGGAACCCATTCCGTATGTTCTAGCAGCTTCTTTTGTTTCTTCTTTTTCAAAAGCTTTTCTTTTTAAAGTATCACCTTTTTTAGTAGTGTAATCTTCTTTACCTTTCATGGTTCTAGATTTTTCACCCTTATTCATTCCGTAATCACCTTCTTTTGTTTCTGCCTTTACAACTTTGGATTTTCCTTCCATATTTCCACCCTCTTTGTATTCGAATTTAGCTTTACCTGTACCTACAGATTTTGGACCTTCTTTTTTATTTTCATCGAATCCACCACCGGCTTTACCTTTGTAAGTAAATTTAGGTCCTGAGCCAACTATACCTTTAGGTTTAACTGTTGATTTTCCTTCTCTCACAGCTCTTCTTGGGTTGTAAGACTCTCCTAAGTCCTCTCCGTCCTCTAAGTCCACCATGTCTTCACCGTCTTCTTCGTCGATAAATTTTTCTTCTTCATCGTCTTCAAATACAATTTCGAACATAATTCCTTCAGAATCTTCAGAATCTTCGATATCGTCAACATCACCGTCAGCAAAAATTGCATCAATAACGTCATCAGTTGTTTGGTCATCCATTTCACCTAATTCTTCAAAATTAAATTCCGTGTCATCCATTTCTTCATCCATATTATACTCATAGATATCGTCTTCAGATTCACCAAGTTTAACTAAATACTCTTCATCAGTATCATTATCAGTTAAGTGGATATCATCACCGTCTTTTTTTACAATGATTCCATCTTCTTCACCCATAGCTTTAAATACTTTCAAAATTTCTTCATCTGATGCACCTGTTAAGTCGATTGGACTTTCGTCTGAATCCATGTCCATATCAAAATCCATTTCAATGTCCATTTCATCTTCGTCTTCATTATCAGTATCCATATCAAAATCCATTTCCTCTTCATCAGAGTCCATTTCATCATCCATGTCAACATCTAATTCAACCTCATCATCTTCTAAATCTTGTTCAGAAAGAGATTCTTTTACTAGCTGATTGATTTCTTCCTTCATAGTTGAAGCAAGTATTCCTTTTGCATTCTCGGCAATAGCTTCTTCAACTTGTCTCATTTGAATAAGCGCCTCTTGTACTAATTTGTTATTTTCTTGCATGAAAAATTATTGTTATTTTCATTATAAATATTACCAAAAGCAAAAAAAGTTTATTTTATCTAACTATTAGACAAAATAAACCTTAATTAAGAGTAAAAAAAAAGTGGTCAAATATGACCACTTTTGTTAAATTGGATTAAAACAATTATTGAATTACTTCATCAATTTTACTTTCAGAGACTGAAGTGATTCTCCACTCATGTGAAAACCCCTCATATTTTTTTGTAACTTTGGCTTCAACATCTGTTACTGAATACCCTTCTACAAGTTTTTCTTCTCTAATTTTTTTAATTTTACCTGTTTTATCATCAGGTAAGTCATACTGAATTTTTGCTACGAAATACTTTTCTTCCATGTGTTTTTTTATTTTCCTAAAAAGTCGTTTAATTTTTTCATTAAGTCAACTGACTTCTCTACATAATCGTCTTTTTGTTTATATTTTTTTTCTTCTTCAAGATTTTCTTCATACTTGTCTCTATCATCAGCATTTGTAAACAAATACGCTCCCGGTGTTGATGGTGATGATACTAAGTCAAAACAAATTAATTCAAAATCATCTTGAACTTCATTCCTTTCACCAACTTTTTTAAGTGAACCAACCCCACGAGAAGAAATACCTAAAGTAACCCCTTGTCTCATTAAGTTTGCCGCTTGGTCTCCTTTGGTTGAAACAATTCCTCTTTCATGAAATCCCGGGGAAGTTAGCAATTTAAGTTTTCCCATTAATATGTTTCTGTCCCACCATACGTCAGTAATGATATGAGATACTCGGTCTAAATCAATTAAAGATGATTCAGGGTGATTTAACTCTGATGTTGATAACCCTTTTTCGATTGCAATTTTATAATTGTCGGCCTCTCTTTTTAATATCCTTTCAGGATATGTTCTACCGTTTCTATTAGGTGTGTCATATTTTTGTAAAACAGCATAAAATTCAAATGGGTTTCTATAATCCATTTCTTTCGCCTCTTTTAAAACTTTTTCATTATGTTTGTCTTTTGGTGAAACCCAACCTGCGTCTGCCTCAACTAATATACCGTGTCCGGTTTCGGTTGCCTCTAATATTCTTAATTGTTTCATTAATTCTTTTTAAGATAAATATATCAATTATGATACTTTACAAGATAACCTCTTTTTTTGTGGTTGAAAATTCAAAATATTTGTTTGTTGTGATGTTATTATCATAGATAGATTGGACTATATTTTTTACGGAGTCTTTAATTTCTATGGATTTAAAATCTAATTCATTTGTCGTGTATAGATTTATTTCTAAATTAAAGAATGATTTTTTACCGTGAGATATTCCACTGGTCCTTAAATCTAAATCCACAATACTTTTATTTTGGAATAAATTGGTGTTAATGGATTTATAAACAGAATGTTTAATTTCTCGACTTAAATTGGAAACAACTCGATTCCAATTATCGTATTCTTCTTTTGGGGTCACCCATGATTGAATGTTTATGTAAACTGATTTTAAGTTTTTTGAATCTACGGTACCATAGACCGATTTAATTGGATTGTATAAATTTAATTTTACACTTTTTCCTTTTTTCATTAATGTTTTTCATTATAAATGTTTATTGGTTATAATAAAAATATAATTGAAATTATTGTGTATGTCAAAAAAAAAAAAGTGTTTTTACCGTTTAAATTGCAAAAACACTTATTGAATTATAATGTAATATGTTAAATTAAATAGATTCTTCTAAATTTTTAAGTTTTAAAAAATTCATTTGGTCAAACTTTTCATCTTTCAATCTATCGATAGTTTCAGAAATTTTTGTTTTTATTTCAGACTCTTGTTCAGTATCTAACATCCCTTTAAGTTTTGTGATTGTATTCTCACGTAAAGTCTCAAATTTAGTTTCAAGAGTTTTAGTGTCTTCAGATATTAATTGAAAAAATTCTTTTTTAGAGTTTTCATCTAAGTTTTCAATATATCCTCTTAATGTTTGGTTAGCAATACTAACCATCGATTTAATTGGAATATTAATAGATTCTTTAACCGTTTCTTTTTTAGTTGTTAAAACTTTAATTATGTTCTTCTTAGCATTTACTCTTTCAAGTAAATTTAATTTGTTTGAATACGCCAATACATCTAAATCAGAATAATTATTTTTAATTGTTTCTGATAAACTTTTTGGTGATTTTATTGTTGGTAAAATCTTATGTAATAAACTAATCCCTTCTTCTAAAAATTCTTTAGCATCCTGTTCAGATAAACCTTGAGGCGTACTTAATTGGTCATATAAAGCATAAGCCTTTGACATAGATTTATTGTTCAGAACATTATGTTTGAACTCTCTTAAAGATTTTTTGAAATCTTTCTCGTCACTATATGACTCAAGTAGATTTTTTTCGATTATGGATTTTAGGTTTCCGAAGGTCATTACGCTTAATTTTATTAAATAAATATTAGGAATTTAGTAACTTATCCAATTCTTTTGAAATTTCTCCTAAAGAATCTTGACCATGACCTAAATTAATCATTTGAGCACCATCAATTAGGTTATTTTCAACTAACATATTTAAGTTATTCATTCGTGATTCCGGAGTTATTTCAGCCTCACCTCCCGCCGGTGGTGGTGCAACAGTTTCCTCACCCGCTGGCGGTAATTCTTCTCCTCCACCTAAATCAGCGGTTTCAAATCCACCTCCTCCAAATGATGTCTCCGGTTCTGATGTTTCAGTCGCAGTTGCAGACGCGGTTCCTCCTGAAGTATTACCATAAAGTTTATCAATATTATCAAATAAACCTGTTTTAGTTATAACAGTCGCAGTTGCTTTAAGTTCTTCACCAACAGCTCTTTCAATTCTTTGTTGTTGTAAATCTAAACGAACCTCTTCGTCAGACCATCCAAATATGTGTTTCTTAGCCCATGTTGATGATGTTGCTTGAATACCATTTCCTGGGTCGGAAACTAAATCTTTGTATAATAAAACTTTTTCTTTCCAAACATCAATTTTTAATAAATCTGCCTGTGTTGAAGGGTTTGATAAACCTAATGTAAAATTATCTAATTCATCTTCGAATCCAAGTAAAAATAAATGTACAATTGCAATTTTATTTAATTCCGCAACCATACTTTTTTGAATTCTATTGATAGTTCTTGCAAAACGAATATCTTGTAATGATAAATTTTTACCATCTCCAACTACTTCTTCAAATCCTAAGAACGCCTTAGGAACACGAAGAGCGGTTAATAATTTCTTTTGGATGTATTCAATATCCGCAATCTCTGAAAGGTTTGTTGCTCCCGGTAATGTTGTGATAGGGTCCGGTGCTGATGGGTCTCTAACAGGAATGAAATAATCTTGGTCAACCGCCATTTGATTAAACCTCATATCTACGTTACCTGTTTTATTATCAACTACTTGTTCTCTTTTGAATTTGTTCGCAACACGTTGTACATACGCCTCAACATCATCATCGTTCATATTACCTACGAATACTTTAAACATTCTTCTCTCAGGTGCTCTTGATGTACGATAAATCAACATCGCATCCTCAGATAATAATAATTGTTTCCAAATACGTCTTGCTTTTTCTAACATAGACGTACCATAAGGAAGTTTTCGGTCGTCCCCTAATAATCTAAAGTGACCAATCTCCCATGATTGAAATTCCATGTTTTTATTCTTCCAAGTAAAATGAAGTGATTTTTTATCTTTATCCATTTCCTTAGTAATATCTGTTGAGATTTTTGCACTAACACCTACTTCATGACGTTCAATTTCAATGGTAGGTAATTGTTGTACACCAACAATACCCTTTTCAGGGTCTAATTTTAAATAAATAAAGTTATCACCATACTTACAAGTGTTTCTTGTCCACATTGGTAAGTTAGTGTTAATATCAAGTGAGTTATTAAATAAATCTGCTAATACTCCTTTTATTCTTTTTGATTCAGAATAAATTTGTAAAATAAAACCATCTTCATTTGTTGTTGTTGATTCTTCTGCGTAGATATCTAACGCAGCTGAAATCTCAGGAGTATACTCCATTGACTCGTAATCATATTGTGCGGATAATCTGGATGGTTCGTAATAGATTGCTTGTGAATATAAATTATTCTCAACTTTCGCCCATTGGTTTGTTAAGTAAAAGGTTTGTTGTGCCTGTAACTTCTCTTTTTCGTATTCTTCCTTACTTTTGGTACGTAATAATTCCTTCTTATCAAACTTAAATGTTGGATAATCTTGGTTTAATAGAGAATTTGGTCCAAATGTTTGGGACAATCTCTGCCATACCGTCATATTATTTTGTTGTTCACTCATGATATAAATTTACTTGTTTCCTCAGTAATATAAATAGTATTACCCACCAAATAACCACCCATACTTTTGGTAATCTTCTCTAGTCGCCCCTTGGTTTATTGGATTTTGTCTACCCATTTGAGGTACCATTGGATTAAAAAACTCAGACGCGTTTTTATTTTCATTTACCGCAGTAGACCAAGAATTTAACATTGCTCTGGTATGGTTGGTAACTTTTTCTAATGATTGGAATGATTTTTCTGCAACATATATTGCCATTGCAATACTCATAATACAGTCGTCATGATGCATCTTTTGATGGTCAGGTCGTCCATTAATGTAAACAAACGTATTCATTTCGTTATAAAGACGACTTGAATAAATTCTAAACTTATGTCTCATCGCTTCTTCAAACGCAGCAATAATCTGAACTCTTTTTGAATTAAAGTTAATTCCCGGAATTTTTTCATTTATTTTTGGGTCATACTTCCACTTATTGGTTGTATCAACACCATCAACATATAATCCACCCTGATAATTCATTTCTTGTAATTTTCTTGCGGTTGAAACTCCCATACCACCAGTAATATCCACAACACAATAAGCATTATACATAGTACCCCACTTATATGCAATCTCCGCTAAAATGTCCGGAGGGACTTTTCCAACATATTCTAACACCTGTTCTCTAGTATCAAAATCAATAATCTCAACACTTGAAAAATCTTCGGAATCCCCACGAGATACATCACAACCCATAACATATTTGTGTTCATTTACAGGTTCTTTCCATATCCATAAACCACCACCCATCATTTTAGCCATTGGTTCTTTAACTTGATTTTTGGCAATGTCTTGCATCAAATCAGAATCAAATACGTTATCTCCGGAACCTAAGAAGTTACATTCTAACTCTTGAGCAACCTTACGTCTATCATATTTCAATTTTTTTACCATTCCTTCAAACCAGGCAGAACATGGTTTGTATCCATCTTCAATATATTTGGTTACAATTGAATGGTCTCTCTCAAATGGATTGGACATTGATAAGTCAATAATAACATCATCAAGGTTATATTCTTCTCTATTTAATAAAAAGTGAACTAAATCGTGTGTTTTAACCATATACAAATCTTTTGTATATCGAGGGTCACGGTACCAAAACATTTCAGAAATTTTGAAGTCATTCATATTTCTAAGTGACTGGTCATAAATTTCATAATAAATTGCGTCATAACCATTTGGTGTGGAAACTACAATTACTTTACCCCCCGTAGATAGGGATGCCATACACGCTGACCAAAAATCTCCGTCAGCCTCGATAAACGCCGCCTCATCAAAGATAAGAATGGTTGGGGTATAACCCCTCAATGCATCTCGAGAAGTTGCAACTGCCTTAACCTCACACCCATTTGTTAGTTTGAAATGTCGTTGTGCATTTTTTTCATTAGAAAAACCGACACCAACCCAACTAGGCCATTGTTCGGTAAAACTTCTAATCTTATTTGCCATCTCCATGGACGTATCCAATTTATTGGCAATGATTAGAATTTTTTCAGGCTTAGTTTTTTTTGCAAATACAAGTTTTTTGGACGCCCAAGCTGCTGTCACAGTAGATACACCTGCCTGTCTGTACTTAAGGGCAATATTCTCATTATATTTGTCGTAATCCTCAATCAAGGATACTTGGTCGGGGAATAAATCTAACGGTACGTATTTTGATACCGTATTATCGTATGTCTGTAAATAAGTACGAAGTGCGTAGGGTGTATTCCTCATGCACTTCGTTATCTCAATTATTAATTGTTCTTTATTATTCAAAAGTCATTTTTGGTTATTTAGGTCTCGATATACCCAAACTACCCAAGAAATCATCTAATCCGTCGTCTTCGTCTTCATCAGAATCAATCCCTTCTTCTTCTTTGTAATCTTCAAACTCCTCTTTCATTTTGATAGCCTCTCTCATAATTTCATCAAATTTTGAGGTTGCTTTCGCCACTTTTGAAGAATCTTCAGAGATTGCGTTTCCGATAATTTCTAAAAACTCTTGGGCTTCAATTTGGTATAACAAAGTATGAAACCAGTTTATCAAACCTTTGTTCTCAGGTTCGTACATTTTATCAGGTAATGCAAACCTTATTCTTTCCACGATTTCCGGACCTATTCTCAACTGCATTGGTTCATTACTTAATGTATCAGTTTGTCCCATAACTCGTTGAGCCATCTCAGGGTCTTTAGGTAATCCGTGTCTACCTTTCGCCTCTTCTAATCCTTTGATTATTTCATGACATAAAATTGGGAAGATTAAACCAAACGCTTTTATCACTGTGTCCGGAGTTTCTTCTCCTTCTTCTCCTTCTTCACCCTCTTCGTCATTATCATCTAATTCAACTTTTCCCGCAATTCCTTGACCTGTTTGACTCATCATTTCAATCATTTGTTCCATACTAAAGTATAAGAAATCATTAATTGCCATAATACCTAAGTAATCACCATAAAGAGATGGGTCAATTTCGTCAAGTCTTGCTTTAATATCCGGTTTTTGAAAAATATAATGACCTTTTTTCGCAGCACCCTGAATAATTGCATTAATTATGTTTCTTTTATGTTTTTCTAATTCAAAAATTTCGTCCTCAGTTAAATCCTCAATATCAAAAGACGGAATTTCCATTTCTTCTTCCTCATCTTCTTCCTCTTCATCATCCTCTTCTTCAGGTTTCATTCTAAAGTTAGACGTATCAATCGGTTCTCTATTTAAATAAGCTTCAATTTTATACCAATCAACAGGTACTTCAGATTCCTCTAACGCCGCCTCAATTGCTAATTCTTCAAGTTCATCCCTATGTGCCGCCTCAATTCTCATGATGTTAGGTAATTTTCTCATCATCTCTTGGTATATCATACCTTGAGTTTGTTGAGAACTTAAATTTTGAATACCTGTAACATCACTTAATTTTTCAGCAACTTTTTGAAATCGATTACTAACTAATCTTTGAACGTCACCCTCTTTCTTTTTCATTGCGGGATTCTGAGCATATAAACTTTCAGGACTTGCAAGTTTTCTTTCCAAATTTGGGTCCATTCTTTCAGGTCTATCCCCGTAATCTAATTGTTCTTTAATTTTCTTTGCCATTATTATTTTTCTAAGATTTGCATGATTACATCCATAATTTTGTCTTTAGCCTCTTCCGGTGAAGGTTTTTTAGCCTTTGGTGCCGGATTAGTTCCCGGATTTGGGTTCTTACCAGGATGACTTGGTCTTGTACCAGGTTTTGTTGTCGGTTTTGTTCTCGTCGGTGCGGTCTCAGTACCTGCCTCGTTTAAATAATTCATAAGCTCCTTTTTAGTTATTTTTGGTGGCAAATTTCTTTCCACAATTTTAATAATTTCATTCTCAAGGAACAAAGATACGGGATTTTTTTGTTCTTTCAAAGATTTTTTTACATCCTTAACGCATCTCTCATATTTATTATTTTCTTTAGCACTCCATAAGTGTCTTTCTCTAGTACCAAACTCTTTACCTAACTGAGATGTACAAATTGCCCATGGATTATTTTCATCTTTTTTTGATTTCTTTTTTTCTTCAGACATACCAATCATTTTACTATCGTGATTTTCCGGTGATGTATCATCATCCATACCATCATCTGATGCTTGGTACTCATCGTGAGAACCTTGTTGACCAGTATATGCTTGGTCCGCGTCTAAATTAAAATCATCATCTTCAGACATTTCACCTTCCGTAGCAGTTACCATAACTTCTTTAGTGCTCGGGTCTTGTGTAATATTTAAATTACCAACCTTACCACCTGCTGGTCCTACTTTATATGTTTTTTTACCGGGTACCTCAGTAACTTGTTCACTAGCAAGTTTACTATGTAATACATTGATTTGAGATTCTGTTAATTTCCCAACAGTTTTAGAGGATAACCCCTTTTCGATAAGTTCTAATGCTTTAATATTAATTTTCATAAATAACTTTCTTTTCAAATTCTAATACCAAATCTCTTTCGTAGAGTTTGTCTTTTATTTTTTGTTCCGGAACACCAAATCTGAAAACCATTCTTTTTTGATTAGTCTCATCTTCTGTTTCCCATGCTAATGCAATTATGTCGTCCATTGCATCCATCACTGAAAAAAAATCGGAGTTTTGAATCAATTCTAATTTTACATCAGTATCTCTCAAAACTCCTACTTTTTTAATATATTTTAAATCGGGTGGTTGAGGATATCCATTAGATGGTCGATTATCCCACGATTCACCCCACACGTCTAAAGTGTCCGAGAATATGAATTCGTAAAGATTATCCCCTTTATAGTTAGGACCTAAACCATTTACGTAAATCAAATAACTCATGACAATAATCCTTCAGGTGTGATTTTAATTTCTTTTCCTTTATTTTCAAAAACTAAATTATTTTTATTAGTTTTCCCTATAATTTTTGCTCCTAAGTTTTCTTCTAAAAATTTTTGAGAAGCTAATTCTTGTTCAATAGTTTCAGTTAATTTAACAACTGATTTCATTTGTCTTCTAACCTCAGTAATTGTTTTGGTTTTTCTTTCCGCAGTTTTTTGTCTATTCTCAACAATTTCTTTTTTAGAAACTTCAAAATATTTTGATAATACTTTATCTACTTTAGACTCTCCAAAAATACTATCAAAGATAGCTCCGTTTCCGTAATCTGAATCTTTTTTCTTGAATTTAGAATATTTGTACGAATCCTCATCATTATAAAAATCATCAGGATTAACATCATTAACATCGTCGTACTCATAACCTTCTCCCATATCACCTTCAACAGCAACATCCATATCAGCTTGGATATCTTCAACTTCACTATCGTCAGTTAAGTCTTCACCATCCATATCGTCACCACCTAAATCTTCAGTATCATCTTCAAATTTAGATAAAATATCTTCTCTATCTTCTTCAGTTAATTCATTTAAATCAAATGAAGATAACACCATATTAATAACGTATTTCATATTCTCAGAAGTCATTCCTTCTTCAGAATCTAATGTTCTAATTTTTTGAGTTAATTTACCCGTTAACTTTTGAATTGTTTTGAAAGTCACTTGTTCGTTAGAACCTCCTTCATCTTCCACGTCAACTTCAGTATCAACATCAACTTCAGTATCTTCTAACCCTAAGTCATCATCAGACATATCTTCCATACCTGCGTCTTCCATACCCATATCACCCATTGGTGATGGTGGTAATTCCGGTGATGGAACTGCTGGTGGTGCCGACGGAACCGCTGCCGGTGCCGGAGCATCTATCTGCGGTTTTGGTGTTTTTAATGTGAATTTTTTTTGTTCACCATATAAAGACAAACCTTCTTCATTTTCGTTAAGTCTATTTAACTCACCAGCAACTAAGTTTAATCTTTTGAATGCTTGCGAATATGAAGAATAGTATTTTCTATTTTTCATTGGCTCCATATAATCTGTTTCAGATTCTGAAATAGTTTTCTTAATGATATAACCTTGTCTCTCTTTAACAATTTCATATTTATTACCATCAGCAAGACTAATAGAATATTCTGATGTCGCATTTTCGTTTATACGATTAGGAATTACTTCATTGAAACGAGCAATTTCCATAATTCTTTTTAATTTTTGGTCCCCTGTTAGTTTTTCACTACCAATTGGTTTTAAATTTCCCATTGTATATTAATTTGTTTTGTTTTTAATTATTTAATCCGTTAAATCCACCTAACGTAATTGCGTTTAACTGAGCGTATGGTACTCCATATGCGTCGGTATAGATAGGGTGTGGTGCAATTCCATTTGCCGGTCCTCCCTCAGTAATTGACCCACCACTAAAGTTACCTAATATTTCAACAGTATACGCATATTGATTATCAACACTAATTCCTGACAACGGCCATGGACTTGGTGATGGTGTTTGAGTTTGTGTTGGTGTTGGCGTGTTTGTCGGCGTATTTGTTGGTGTACCCGTATTTGTTGGTGTATTTGTAGGTGTAGGTGTTTGAGTACCTGTATTAGTCGGTGTGTTTGTAGGTGTAGGTGTTTGAGTACTTGTGTTAGTCGGAGTATTGGTTGGCGTACTTGTATTAGTTGGTGTATTTGTTGGAGTAGGAGTTTGAGTATTTGTTGCCGTTACAGATGGAGTTGGTGTATTTGTTGGAGTATTTGTTGGTGTACCTGTCTGAGTCTGAGTTTGAGTTTGAGTTGGCGTTTGAGTTGGTGTTGGAGTTGAGGTATTTGTTGCAGTTACCGATGGAGTTGGGGTATTTGTTGGAGTTGAAGTTTGAGTCGGTGTCGGTGTTGGAGTTGGATTAGCATCTAAACACGGTATACATTCACTATAATTTGTTGACATGGTTGCAACATAATCTGAACCCGTTCCTGGTTCCGCAGTATCAACTACTTCATAACATCCCTGAGTTGTTACACCTGTGAATGTTAAATAATAATTTCCTCCCACTGCTGGAAGTGATGAACCGTTAAATTCTACGGTTAGTGATGAACCACCCGCGCAAGGTGCTATAAGATATGTAACGAATGCCATTTAATTTTTTATTTATAAATATACGATTATTAACAATTATTGAAATTTTACCAACTAATCCTCCATTTTTCTTTCAACGGATAGTTCTTTGTCGGTACCTTTATTTATTGAATTAAATAATTTTTCAATATGTTCGGACCTTCTCAAATATTTAAACACCAAATTTTCATAGGATAATTCCCCATCACCATCCAATCCGGATTGTCGATATTTCTTTAATTTCTCTTTAAGTGATTCAAGAACTTTGACATTACCATTCTCTACGGCAGTATCAATTTTTTCAACCCAATTTTGTATTTTATCCTCAAGAACTTTTTTATCTATTTCTAAATTCATTTTCTTTGGGACATTAATCCATTTGTTATTCATCACAGAATAAACACCTGAACTAGTATGAGGTTCTTCGGCATCTTGGGCGTATAATTCAACATCATATCCAAATATTTTAATATTGTGTTTGTCGTTAAAAAGTTGTTTTTTTAAATTGAATAGTTCTTTGTATAATTCATCCTCATCTCCGTATTCGTCCATGTCAACAATAATGTGTAAATCAAAATCAGAAAATTCCGACCAATTAAAATTTGAAAGAGAACCGGTTAGGACAACATCTTCAACAAATACATCATCACCCAAATAGTTGACAAATTCCTCAGCAATACGCTCAAGAGCTTTTCTAACTTTAGGAATCATAGTTGACTTTTTAGGGTCAGTAGGATTTTCCCATACTTTTGGGTTAAGTGTATCTTTAATAGTGAAACTATTAAGTATTTGTTGTAATTTACTCATTATTATAAATACTACAGTTTCTTATACTTGTAGGCTTTTGATATATCAGTTACAAAATATTTTCCTTGAGACTCTGCTGCTCTGAATTTTGTGTAGGTTTGGTGTGGAACTTCATCATACTCATACTTGAATCCATTGTTAAATTCAACAATCATTTTTTTTGTTTCAGTATCGTATTCTGTTCGTTTAATGTTTGACGATTTTATTTCATTAATAATCTTCGTCCCCTTGATTTCCTCTCTCGTAATCCCCATCGCTTAGTGGTGTTAGTTCGTTTATGTTTTTTAAAATAGGTTTCAAATATTCATTAAAATCCTCTTTTTCTACCTCAAAACCTAAGTCCTTCATCTGTTGAAGTAAATCTCTTATTTCACCACCAAATTTTTCATGAAGTGTCATTAATTGTGCCGAGTAATATGGTGGCCTTTCTAAATCCTTTTCACTCCACCCTTCTGATTGGAAATATTGTCTTATCTTAAGATATATTTCAATTATGCGTTGTAACCCAACACTACTAACTAAAAAATTTTCAAATGGTCTCATACTTATAAATATAACTATGGACGTAACTGAAACATTTATTAAGCACGGAGATTACAATGTCGAGAATATTTTAAAAATAATTAAAGACAATAATTTGGATTGGGATGAATTCACCGATAGACAAAAAAGGTATAATTCTGAACACGTCCACACAAAAACAATTCCAATAATTTTTGATAAGTCATTTAATTTTAACCATTTAAAAATAATCCCAACTACTCATTACCCTTTATTTAAAGAAGAGATTACCAAAATTGAGGATATTATTAAACTCAATACCGGAGAAAATGGCAGAATTATGAGGGCTTTATTAGTTAAGTTAACTGCCGGAGAATCCATCAGACCTCATGTTGATATTGTAGGATTTAGTTTGGTTATTTGCCGAAGAATCCACATACCAATTCAAACAAATGAAGATTGTTTTTTTACGGTAGGTGATGATAAAAGAAATCTAAAATTAGGTGAGCTATGGGAAATTAACAACGACAAACAAAAACACTCTGTTGATAATTTTGGGGAAACCGATAGAATACATTTAATTGTTGATTGGATTGAAGAATCTTTATTTGAATCATATGGTATCTAAAACACAAAAAATAATATTTTTATATCCTCCAAAAACAGCATCTAATTCTTTACGTGTTAGTTTAAATAATAATGGGTTTATTGAAGACACACAAAATGACACATATCTTACACCAAAACTTCACTTAAAATTAGATGAAATTATGGTTGCCTATGATATCGAGTCTCTTGACGGATATAAAGTTATACAAGTAACTAGAAATCCTTATGATAGAATGATATCCGGATATTACCATCAAATTAGGATTTTTAATCGACCTGACTTTGAATCAAGTGCTTCGATTAGTGGATACACATTTGACCAATTTTTACTTCATTTAAACTCAACAAAAAATTCTGAAAATTTTATTGATGATTTTTATTGTGATTCATCTCATCACATCAACTATGTTATTGAAAATAAAAAATCATGGGGAGGAATTCGATTTTACTACACTCAAAGTAGTTGGAAAAACGTAGATTGTGATTTTTATCATTTTAAGTTAGAGGATTTAAGTAAAGACATCAAACCGTTAAGTGATTTAATCAACTTACCTTTGTCCCCCTTATATCAAATTAACCCTAACCCTATAAAGGTTAATTATGAAACCCACAAAACACCTCAAAATAAATTAATCATTCAAAATTTATTTTCAGAAGATTTCGATACTTTTGGATATGAAAAATAAAACCCCACCTAATGGGCGGGGTTTCTTTTTACTTCTTTAATTTCTTTAATTCATCACGAATTTCAATTGACCTTTCAAAATTATGGTCCTTAATTGTTTGTTTCAACTCTTCTTCAAGTTTCGTAATGGTTTCTTGATTAAGTTCCATTTTTTTAATTTGGTCTCTAATTTCAACCGCTTTTTCAAAGTCTTCATTTTCGATTGCCAACTCAAGTTGTCGTTTTAAACCATTTGCACCTTTATGTGTCTTTGGTTCATTACTTCTATAATAAGTAGTAACTTTCATAGTACCATCTTCAGATACTTTAGTTTGTGATTTCCATTCCCCTAAACGAGAATCGAACTGAGCGAACATATCATCAAACGCTCTTAAAATGTCATTAAAGTTTTTTTCGTTTCCAAACATAATTTTATTTTTTTATTCAGATTTATTTTTATACCTTTGTACTATTCAAATAATATACCATTCGAATAAATATGTCAATATGTCAGGTTAAAAAAAATTTACTGACAATTTGTCGAAAAATTAGGATAAGAATAAAATTTGATGGACCTTTGTAAAATAAAATTAGAAAACTATGAACGACTTAATGGACGAAAACGACAAATCAGGTAACAGAGCTCAAAAACAAGCTATGGACACAAATACTCCTGTATTAGACAATTTCAGTAGAGATTTAAACAAACTAGCGGAGGCAGGTAAATTAGACCCTGTAATTGGTAGAGATGCCGAGATTTTGAGAATCGCACAAATCCTTTCTCGTAGAAAAAAGAATAACCCTATTATCATAGGTGAGCCCGGGTGTGGTAAAACTGCACTTGTTGAGGGTCTTGCCATGAAAATCGTAAGTGGAGAATGCCCAAGAAACTTAGTGGACAAAAGAATCGTGAACCTTGATTTAACTTCAGTTGTTGCAGGTACCAAGTATCGTGGACAATTCGAAGAAAGAATGAAAGTGATTATTGAAGAACTAAGTGCAAATCCAAACATCATCGTGTTTATTGATGAGATTCATACATTAGTTGGTTCAGGTAATTCATCAGGTTCAATGGATGGTTCAAACATCTTCAAACCAGCACTTGCTCGTGGTGAGGTTCAATGTATTGGAGCAACAACTCTTGATGAGTTCCGTAAGAACATTGAAAAAGACGGAGCATTGGAAAGAAGATTCCAAAAAGTAGTTGTGGAACCATCAACAGTTGAGGAAACAATCGAAATCCTTAAAAATGTTCGTGATAAATACGAATCATACCACAAGGTATTGTACAGTGACGAAGTTGTTGAAACTTGTGTTAAATTGGCGGACCGTTATATTACCGACCGTGAGTTTCCGGATAAAGCGTTTGATATCTTAGATGAGGTTGGGGCTCGTATGCAAACCGAGATTAAAGTTCCTGAAGTTATTGAGGAATTGAAAAAGAAAGCTGCGGAGATTAAAATTGAGAAAATGGAAGTAGTTAAAAAACAAAACTACGAACAAGCGGCCCAACTTAGAGATAAGGAGAAAAAATTGTTAATCAAACTTGAGGCGGAAAAAGAGAAGTTTTCAAAACAAATGGATTTGGAAAAACAAACTATTGTTCTTGAAACTGTTTATCAAGTTGTATCAAGTATGACTAAGATTCCTGTGAATAAAATGGACGCAGATGACTCTAAAGCATTGATGAATTTAGATAAATCAATCATGGGTAAAGTAATTGGTCAAGACGCGGCTGTTGTTAAGATTGCTAAATCAATCAAGAGAAACCGTTTAGGTATCAAAGACCCTAACAGACCTATTGGTTCATTTATCTTCTTAGGTT